GGGAGATGTGGCCCTCGGTGCAGAGGCCGACAGACTCAGACATCTCTTCCCAGAGGCGGGTAATCAGCTCGCTCTTGACTTCGCGTGGCTGGCTGTCGATGAGAGCCCAAAGACCTTCGAGGAGGCGGCCATAGAGGCGGTCGCCTGGAACGCGGATCGTCGTCCTGTTATACCAGTCGTTGACGTCATTCATGACATACATGACGTCCCTGAGGGTGCCTGCCCGGCAGGAGAAGACTCTCAGGATGCGAAGGCCAACCTGGCGTCCATCTGTTGTCTCGGCTAGAAGGCGGTCCTCACCCGCCTTGGTCTGACGGTTGACCGCAGCCGTGTGGACGTTCTGGGAGTCTTGGGCCAGGCGTTGGAGATCAGGGATGATCGCTGCTACCGCCATGCGGTGAAGGATGTCGACATGTCGGGCAGGCTGCTGCTGCTCGACGAGCAGTCCCCATCTCGCATCTTGTTGGATACGGCGTTCGCGGGCATCGAAATCACGTTGGTCTACATGCCTTCTACAGAGTCGTTCACCGTCTATGGCATTGTGGGTACACCAGCGATACGGTCCAGTGCGGTAGTGTTCGCAGCCACCTGGACGAACGGGACCTAACATTTCAGCAGGGCGTGTGTGGACGCCACAGTGCCGCTGGTCATTGTGGCAGATTACTTGGCAGGGTTGATGGGTGTTAGCTTGGATGAAGTTGCAGGTATTCATTGTGTATAGCGGGGAATCAACCCATTTTCGTGGGTAGGAGCTTTTCGTTTTTAGAGATCTCAGATCGTAGGGTGACAAGGTCGTCGTAGCGTCCCCCACCATGCGAACAGAGGTAGCCGGGTAGCCGGTCTAGGATACGGTCATGGTCAGGACTGTTCTTTGTGACCTCCGCAATCCCAGCGAAGAACTGCTCCACGGTCATGTAGATAGGGTCATCTCGGGTGATGTAGGCGAAGACAGGGACACGAAGTGCGGCAGCGACAGTGTGGGTCATTTCATAGGGGACGACGGATTCGATGGCAGCGGAGACAGCGGAGATACGCATAGGGGAAGACATCTTGGGCGGGCTGTACCACTATCTTGACTCTGAGAAATCCATTTTTGAAAACGAATCCCTCATCCCACATGCAAAAGGAGATCAGTTAAAATGAGTATCAATATCGACAACGCAGTATCAGATGCACTCGACCGTCTTCACAACCTTGTCCGCGGTGCTGCCTCCGCTAGGGCATATAACACCCCGAAGAACGAGCCGCGTTGGATCGTCAACTTCAAAGGTATCTTCGATGAGATCCTGGATGTAGAGATCATCATCCGCGACAATGCGATCGTGATGTCTGTCCTTAACAGTACCTACGAGGGCAGGGATACAGCAAAGATCATGGGTGTATTCATGGAGCTTCTTAACATCGAGTAAGCTTATCGGATTCAACCTTGATCAAAACAACCTTCGCAGGTTCATAGATCTTACACTCGTTGACTTCGGGCATGCGACATTTAGAACAGAAGACAGCAGGACATTGGCACGTGAACGTGAGGTGCGTCCTCTTTTTACAATGAGAGCACTCGATGGGAGGCATTGAGCTGATTTGGTTTGCTGTCAGACTTTTCGTTTCCTAGAAGCAAGGGCCATGCCGAAGATCCGGTACGTCGCACGTGTGGATCCGGATGTACGGTATCCACAAGAGGAGTTCGCAGAGTTACTTCAAATTTACTTAGCGGATCCAGATGGATGGGAAGCACATGGATACACGTTCGAACTTGTGAAGAACCGTCCTGATGTCATTATTCGCTTATCGTCTCCCGCTACCATTGCGAACATCTGCGGTCTTCCTGATAATCTATCATGTGCAGAAGTCGGGGGTCGCCACATGTATCTCAACGCGATAAGGTGGGTACACGGTTCACAGAAGAGTGGTCAGGATCTGACTGGATATCGTCAGTACGTTGTTTCGCATGAGATGGGGCATATCCTAGGTCACGAACACGTGAAGTGTCCAGGACCGGGACATCCAGCCCCGATTATGATGCAGCAGACGATTGGTCTTGATGAATGTACAGCGAATACCCGGATAACAAAGACTGACTTACAATAAATGGGCGGTGGACTCTTCGGCACCCCTCTCTACTTGAATGAAAAATGCATTGTCTTTGCGTTGTTCATTCTGTTCGTATTCTGGATGCCTCATCCGAAGGCGTGGGAACATGAAGCAGTGCTTGCGTTTGTTCTCGCAATGACTGCTTATGTGTTGATGGCGTGGTATGATTACATCTACGACTGTAATGACAAGTTGGGTCCTACGCTGTTAGGCGGATTGATCGGATGGGCCAAGCCATATGGTGGTGTGCCTCCTGGGACTGATGAACTGCCCATCAAGTATAAGAAGATTGTCGGTGTGTTTGACACTATAGTTTTGGTTCTGCTTCTGGGTCTATTGGTGGTTCCTTATGTGCGAAAGACTTAGTTGGAGTACGCCAGACCGCCCATGCCGCTCATCACGCGGAAAATGTTGTAGTTCACGGCATACATGCGGAACAGGTACGGGTAGTTCTTGGACGGGAACGAGCCAGCGGCAAGCGACTTACCGTCGATGCCGACAATCGAGTCGAAGACCAGCGTCGTCGTGTCGATGCGGGAGAAGTTACAGCTGCCAGACGGCTGGTGCTCCTCGGGGGCAAGGGCGAAGGAGTACACGTTGATCGGGTTGATCGACCGGGTGTATCCATATACTGATGGAACGTTATTCACGAGACCTACCGCATCGGGGTTCGTCGTAAGGAAACCGGTGTTGATACCAGACACAATCGGGTTGAGGAACGGGTCAGTGGACGCATTGTTGTTCGGGTCATAAATTGCGTAGAAGACAACCCCGGATGTGTTTGTAACGCCAGATGTAGTACTCGTCGAATACGTAGCACCGCTTGTATTCGCAGTTCCACTCGCGAGGGCATTGATAGTTGCACCGATCGGAAACCCAGGCACACCCGCACCCGTCGACGTAACAACCGCCGAGATGATCGACATAACGTTGCCGGTAACAATCGAACCAGTTGTTGTATTTGCACTGAGCGTGATTACACCGGCGGTCGAAATGCTGCCCGAAAACACCGCATACAAACTGCCCGCCGTGCTACCCGTCACCGTGTTGGCGGTCAGAGACGTGTACGCATGCTGCTCGAACGCACCGCCCGAGTGGTGCTGGTACGGCTGGACCTTCCAGAAGTAATCACCATACCTCTCATCGAAGCGGTCCTGGCCGTTGAGCTGGAGGCGGCAGCGGTTAGCGATATCATCGTAGGCGAACGGCTGGGTGTTCACGGCCCCGAGGGCTGTCAGTGTCAAGGCAGAGCAGTCGAGCTTGCGGGCATCCTGGTAGACCCACACCAGCTCCTTCACCGGGTGGTTGAGCGTCAAGTCCAGGCGAACCGTCTGCGAGGTGACAGACTGCTGGAGACCATACTGGAGCTGGTCAATCAGGTACTCGTGCGTCTGCTGGGCGAAGCGGCGACGCTCGTCCGTATCGAGGTAGATGTAATCCACGTAGACCGCCGCATCCTTGAAACGAGGCAGGGCAGCCGCTGCACCCGCAAGTCCACCATAGGAACCCCAGCCGGTGCTCTGGACAAGGTCAGTCGCCTGGCGGAACGTGAAGTTCAGGCGGACCTCGTGGTACTGCAGGGCAATGAGTGGCAGGGCCAGACCCGGGTTGCGGCAGAACCAGAAGGAGAGCGGGATGTAGAGAACCGTCGGGCGGCCGTTGCAGCCAGCCGGGGTCGACGTCGCTCCCTCGACGTTCGTGCCGAGCATCTGATCCAGACGGACCGCCTGATCGTAGCCGGATGTAAGAGACTCCCAGAGGTACATCCACTCACCGTAGTGACGGTCCATCACCTGGCCACCGATCTCGATCTCCACCTGCTGGATGAGGAGGTAACCGAGGCGGCGACGGCCACCGGCAGTCCACAGGATGTCCGCCGAGGCACTCGTGGCAGTGGCTCGCGTGTCAGGCAGCGTCACCTCGAGGTAGGTGCGGAACATCAGGTCGGCATTCCGGTTGACGACCACGACAGACCGCTGACCGTACGTCGGGGCACCCGTGAAGTTCACACGCATGGCCTCCATGGCGAAGTTCGTGTGACGCTTGTACATCACCTTCCAGAATGTGATGTGAGGGTTTCCGGTGATATAAGCATCTTGGGCACCATAGGCGACAAGTTGAAGAAGACCTCCACCCATTGTGTTTATCTTTTGCGAGGATATATTCTTCTGCGATTGAACAATGAGGGAACCGCAGGTCGAGCGGTTTTGTAGGTGTATCAAGAAGGTCAAAAAGACCTTCCGGAAAGAAGGACCTGCGATTGCTATCTGTACCAAGTCGATCTTACAGAAGAAGCGGAGGACCCTGCGTAAGATACGGTGCCGCGATCACCTCCTTGTGACCCAGCCCATGAAGGGCGGTGAGATGATTGCGATGGGGGCAGATACACCCGTGTTCTACGATACCCGGTTCAAAGATTCGTCGTTTCCGGATCCTAGTGATGTTGAGAGTTTACTGCTTGAATATCCCGCCCTAGCAAACCCATCTGACGATACGTGGTTGGTTGATATGCTCAAAAAGTATCGCCCCGTAGTTCGTTTAGTACCCGATGAGGGTGAGGAACTGCCTATACATACAACCATTAAAGAGTGGCTTGAGCCAAGCACGGGTCCGTATCTTGATAGCTACGTGAAGATGCATACAAATGTATACGTGGAGGATGGACTTTACCTTGTAGACATTCCAAGCACATACAAAAGCGTACCCGCAGGAAATTTGAAGGACAAACTTGGTTTAGCCACGAAGAATGGTCGGGATGAAACATGGCATGGTTTACTCACGCGGCATCAAAAGGCAGATATTTCCAGGTTAGAACCCCAACAGAAAGTCTCCTCAATGAAGGACATCTTGAAAACACTGCTTCATATAGACGGGAGATTCGTTCATTACGACCTCCACATGGGAAATGCTGCGATCATGGATGACGGAACTGTGGTCATTCATGACTTCGGGCGTTCCAAGATACGAGATTTTCTACAGAAACACACTGATTACGGCGTGAGTTATCCCAAGAACTATAACGAACGCATTTTTCGGGCCGATAGCATCCATGACATTGCGGATGACAGTGAGTATAGTATGAAGTATGGACAGTTCTTCTACATTGCTAGATATTTCGTAAAGGAGAAGGGTGCTATAGAAGCCAAAGGATTCAAGTCCTGGCTCGATGCGAGTAGTTATGACCGAGCCCATCCAGAGAAGAACCTGATTAAGGATAGGAATCCACGTGTGATACCAGAAGACGGCAGAGTTAATCTCTATGAAGTCAAGGAGGATCTTGAGTATGATGAAGTGACGAAGATAGAGACAATTGTGCGTTGGAGTGCTGAACACGGACCCTACTACATGGAACCGAAGTATGAAACGCGATATCATCAAATCGCCAGAATCTTCGATATCCTCTCTGTTCTCAAACCTCTACATGACTACATGGGTACGCAGTTCACCGAAGCATCGCGGGCCGCAAGGGATCTACTTATGGCTATTCATTCTACCCCTCCTACGGCTTCGGCTGAACGGGTCCGTGAAATTCTCGTTACCCACAAGTTGGTGGACACTAGTACAATGGAAGCCGACAATGCAGAAGCTGACGCATATTGGAAGTCAGTCAACCCTGCCCGAAATGGTAAAATGAAAGGGCCCGCCCCCACGGAACCTGAACCTACAATGCCAGTGCAAGTTGCAGGGGCTGTCGTGGATGAATGGGACTCGGAGTATGGTGGACCAAAAACACTAGAAGCAGAATCTGCCTTAAAAAGGAGGATGACAGACGAACAACTGAAGAAGGAGGCAGCTGAACCAGTGCCGGACTTCAAGGGACATCCCGAGATGGCGGATATCGTAGCGGCTACAAAGAAGGAACCTGTAAAGGTGGCTGGACGTCGTTCCTTCAAGAAGAAGCTACCCCGACTGCTGTGAGTGCCTGTTGGCACGCCATCTGTTCTGCCTTCTTCCGAGTAGTTCCTGCACCGACTCCGTAGACCTTGCCAGACACCATCACAGCTACAACAATCTCGTTCTTCTTAGGATCGTTTGATCGCATCTCGTACTCCGGGGTGCACTTGAACTCGCGTTGACAATACTTCTGAAACAGGTCCTTGAAATTAGTCGTAGATGCGACGATTTCATCGATATCAAGGTAGGTCTCCATTACAGTGGTCACGAACGGGTATACAACGTTAAACCGGTTACCGCAGTCTGTCCACAACGCCCCCAGAAAGGCTTCGAAGATGTCGCCCAGCTTCTTGGTATTGGTTCGCCCAGCAATCGCAACAGAATCCTCGTTATGGCGAGAGATCACGTAGAACTTATTCAACCCTAACTCCTTTGATAGCCCCCCGATACGGTCATTATTGACGAGCTCCTTACGGGCGTCCGTCAAGAATCCCTGCTTCTTCTCGGGGAACTTCTTGCGTAGATACGTCGCGATACAGGCACCGAGGACTGCATCACCTTCAAATTCCAAACATTCGTAGCTTTCGTCTTGGAGTGGCATCGTGCCTGGGGGACAGGGGGCAAGGACGGCGGGTTCACCGTCAGGCGTGGTGTATTCAGAGCGTCTAACGTAGGTGGTGTGAACCATCGCGGTCTGGAATACCTTCCTGTTAGATACGCGGTAATGAGGGAGTCCGTGACGGCGTAGAATGCGGTGGATATCATCTTCGGTAAATGTTCGATTGGAGGCATTGTAGGGTGAGTACATGAGATCTCTTCTCCTTCATCGGGTAAATTCGTTTTTGTCCGCCCATAACAATGAAGACGCGTCGGGCCGGGTTCTTAGGGATCAAGAAGGCGGTAAAGTCCGTGTTCCAGACGAAGAAGCAGAATGCCCGGATGTACAAGTTATCGCGGAAGCGTCAACTCAAGCGGTTACAGAAGCAGGCAGAGGAGAGTCGTCGTAAGCACGCGGCCAGGATTGCTGAACAGAGAGAGGCCATCGAAAACGCGGCGTATGGAGGGCGTTAAGTTTCCGTGAGAGACAACAATGGGACAGGCCCAGTCGTTTGCGTACAATGTCATCCGAACACCGCAAACAGCACCGCCAGTTGAGACCTGTATTGTAAATGTAGCAGACTGTAGATACGAGAGTCCGAAGCGAAAAGACGTAGCCGTCGGCTTCGTATTCTTCAACCCGTCAAAGTCCAAGCGAATGGTGATGAACTATCTCTACACAATTGAGAAGCTCAAGTTCGCGAAGATTCCCTTCTACACGATTGAGCTTGTCTTCGGTGAGCCTGAGATCGAGCATGCGTTTCATGTGCGTGGATCAAGCGTGTTGTTCCACAAGGAGCGGCTCTGTACGCTGCTTGAGAAGCGTATTCCTTGCTGGTTCAAGAAGATCCTGTTCCTCGATGCGGACATCATCTTTGGGAACCCGAAGTGGTATGAAGAGATCTCGCAGTTGCTCGATGGTTATCAGATCGTTCAGCCGTTCTCGACCTGTGTCTGGTTGGACGTTGAATACACTCGCGTTACGCAGTCACGACTGTCCATTGTCTACATGGACCGTGCGAAGGTCTATAACCCAACCTATCATCCCGGATTCGGATGGGCATTCCAACGCAAGTGGTTCAAGGAAGTCGGGTTCTACAGCTATGGGATCACGGGTAGCGGTGACACGTTATCGGCAGCTGCGTGGTTAGGTGTTAAGTTCTCCCCTACCTACCTCCGTCCAGCCTTCCAGAAGAGCTACGAAGAGTATTGTCAGTTCGCCGCCCCGAAGGTTTCATGTGCCACGGGGACGGTGTATCACCTGTGGCACGGCACTGCGAAGAACCGCAAGTATGTCGACCGGCATCGCATCCTCGATGGGATTCGCGATGTGCGATCCATCTTAGAAGCGAATAAGGACGGTGTGTGGGAGTTGACAGACAAGGCTGTCGAGGCGAAGATGCGAGAATACTTCGACTCTCGCGAAGATGATGGAGTTTAAAGATTTTCTTCGTCCATTACATACGATTGATGCGAAAAGGTTATCACACTCTCGCCCTTCAAGTTGTTCAGCTCCAACAGTCTCTCTCCTGTGCAGTCACTCGAATTCAAAGAGGCTTCATGCCACTGCAAAATGTCAAAACTGCACAGAAAGACCTGGATGACTTGAAGAGGTTGCTTCTTCTCATTGAAAAAGAAGAGGTGGCTTACGAGACAGCCGTGCCTAAGAAATAATGGAGGTAGCAGCTGGATTGAGTGTCGCATTGATCGCGGGGTTTGTTCTCTATTTGTGTCGGAATCACTCGAACTTTGGTGGGTTGAAGAAGTCATCCTCGAACATGAGCCTGTCTGAAATGGTTCAGGATGAGGATCCGGTCGTTTTCAGGTCAAAGTCGAAATCAGATCCAACCAATTTAGGCTCATGACGACGCACAATCTCACCCATAACCTCCTTTCCCTTCTCGCCCAGAATCTCAGTCAGATACTGTTCAAGATCCTTCTTTGATAACGTCCATCCCTTCTTCCACTGATTCGGTCGCTTGACCGAGAACATCATTTCCGACTCTTTCAACTGAATTGAATTTGGCAACTCTGTATGTGCATACAGGGCTGCGAGATCTAGTTCGATGGTTCGTCGGTTATCACGTAGCTCAGACGCCTGGGCATTGAGTTCATTGAGATTCTTGGTAACGCGAACATACTTTGACAGAACACGAGTGAGAGCCTCCATTTGCCTTTCTTTTTCGCAACAAGGAAAGTATCCGTTTTAAGCAAGGGATGTTCCTCTTCGATGAGGACGAGATTGAACGGTTGAGAACCGTATATAACAAAGAGCACCCCCGTGAACCACAAATCGAGAAGACAGATGCCAAGGCTGTTTGGGCAGAACTGAAGCGTCGTCTTCATTCGAAGTGTAACGACGGTAACCCTACGTGTATTGTCGGTTCTATGATGAAGCGTCCTCGGGCCCCCGAATCATGGGATGCGAACCGAACGGAGTGGCTGTCGTCTGATGACATTGACAAGATTGAGAACGAGTATGAGCGAGTGATTGATGACTACTACTTTGTCGGATGTGTTCCGATTGACTTTGATTTGAAGTCTGAGATGTCGAAGTGCATTGTGTCCACACTGTGCAGTCTCAAACTCGATACGCTGCGGAAGAAGGGATACCGTCGCATCGGAATCGTCTTTAATACTGATGTCCACGACGGACCGGGTCAGCACTGGATTGCAGCGTTTCTGGATATGCGAGATGAACTAATGTATCCTCGCATGACCTACTTTGATTCGTATGCCCGGAAGCCAGAGAAGGAGATTCAGCGATTGATGTTTCGCTGGAAGGATCAGTTGGATTCTCATGGAGGTTCCCCGATGAAGCTAACCTACAACACGACGCGGCATCAGTTCAAGGATTCGGAGTGTGGGATGTATTGTTTACTCTTTCACCGAGCATGTTTGCTTGGTATCTCAATGAAGTCACGCGTGAAGGATGATGAGGTCAATGCGTTGCGTGATTTACTGTGGAGGCGTTCTAAAAAATAAGAAGGAGAATCAATGGAAGTACTTGTATTGGGGGCACTTATGACAGCGGGATACATCTTGTACACGACTGAGGAGGCCATGCCTGAGCAAAGGTCAGAGACACTTGAGAACTACTACGTTCAGGGTAGCACATTTGAGGACATCTCAACAGCCTTGTCAAAGGGAATTCGCCTGATTGAGCTTCACATCTATTCAGATGGTCAAGATCAGCCAGTGGTTGCATTAAGTCCTAGATACGATGGTATGACTGCGAGGTCGTTTGAATCGTGTTGCGTGACTCTTGTGAACGAAGCCTTTCCGTCGCGAGACCCGCTGATTCTTAGCATCGTTCCTCATACGGACAAGAGCTTCACGTTGAACCGTGTGGCCTACCACCTGAATACAACGGTCCGTAAGCATCTCGTTAAGGGATCGGTTGAGGGCAAAACACTTGAATCGCTCGGGAATCAGCTCATTCTTGTCTCGGGATCAGAGGTTCGCGGCACTGATCTTGAACCGATGTTGAACTTGTCATGGAATGATAGTCATCTCCGTCGACTGACGTATCAGCAGGCTGCCCACCCCCGCGATGAATCCGAGCTTCGTACCTTCACTGAAAAGAACATTGTGATCGTAGCACCTGATCAGGCTTTTTCTACGTTTAAAACTCTGGATGATGTTCACTCGTACGGTTGTCAGTGGAATCTCTGCCCTGGAAGTGGATCTGGATTTATTCCTCGCGGTTAAACAAAATGGCGAATCCTTGGCTTACTCACGTGAAGAAGACGATGGCGGAGATGAAGCACCGCGGCACCTACAAGAAGGGTGACGGCCTGAAGAAGGTGATCCTCGCGGCGAAGAAGACGTACAAGCACCACGCTGCGTCCAGCGTGAAGCACACTCGCCGCCACCGCAAGAGCCGCAAGTCGTTCTTTTAAGCAAACATAGAACGAACCACGAGTAAACAAAGAACAAGCAAACCGCCCATATACACTTTCATACATAGAGGAGTCTGTTCGGTTCCCTGTTTACGAAAGTAGACCTCCTGCCACGATCCGTCGAGTACGTTTATGATCACGTTGCTTGGTATATCCTCCGTTGACTCTGCGACAGGTTTTTCCATGATACGTTGCTTTAGAACATCCACTCTTGTAGTAAGCCACATGATGTGCGTATCCCCGATACGTGCGTAGATGAGAATGCGTTTTTGCCGCGAGACGTTTCAGCAGACCGTACATCCAATGCATGTAGTCAGACCTAGAACCCAGTGCTGGCGGATGAGAGTCGATATACTTAACGTACGTCTTCCGCAGCTCGGGGAAGGGAAAGGTTGACTTCATCGACGTGAGAAACTCCTTCTGAGTGGAGGTTTGGTCCTCATCGGGCTTGTCAGGGTAGTTGAACGCAATTGAAAACAAGAAGTCGCGACCAGGGATTCCAGATGGTTTACTCCGCAACAGGTTCGCATACTTCTCACGCACGTCCTCGTAGGTCGGGTCTGGGTCTGGGAGAATCACCGCTGGGTCCGTCTCGGCCTGTGTTTTTAGCTTGTGGTTGACCATGCGATGAATCTCGTAGAGCCACCGCTGGGTGTCACCCTTTAGAGGATGTTCAGTTACAAACTTCGTCGTACTTTCGCGACAGAACTTGCAGGGCAACACTCGGTGCATAAGCGATAGTGTTTTCTCCGCACCGGGCGAGGCGGCGATTAAGTGGAACAGCTCCCAAGCAGGGGGTCCAAAAAATCTTGTATCCATTTATACACAGTTATATATACGCTACATAATGATTGGTCGTATCTACAGAATCGAGAACGCTACTGACGGGAGGTTTTATATTGGGTCTACTACTCAGACTTTACAGAAACGCTTCAGAAACCACAAGTCAAAGGCAAAAGAAGAGTGTCGTAAGAAGACACCTCTTTACGCATGTTTCAATCAGTGTGGATGGGAACATGCAAGCATACGGCCGGTATCTGAACACAGTGAGATTACAAAGGAAGACCTCCTCAAATTGGAGAAAGATGAGATTACAAAGTTCATAGATGACCCACTGTGTCTGAACAAGATTCGTCCGTTGCAGACGCTTGAAGAAAAGAAAGCCACCGATAGAGAGTACGGACGCATCTATCGCGAACAGAACAAAGATCAACATCGTGAACGACTAAATCAATGGCGTCTAAGTAACCCGGACAAATGGAGAGAACAAACGAAGCGGTATCGTGAAAAAAAGAAGAGTATCGACGAAAAACATTCTAGCTGAATCAATAAATGCTCGATACGAAGGACATCATCATTCTGACGGCGTCGTTTTATCTCGGAAGTGTCGTGGCGGCTTTCTTCAAGTCGCTGAATGACGGTATCCTCGTGCCGCTCCTCGCCCCGGCCGCGGCGGCGGGCAAGGGTGTGTCGACCCTGTCCATCAAGGTCGGCTCGGCGGACCTCAAGGTCGGCAACGTGATCGCCGAGCTGGTGAACCTGATCGTGTCGTTCGTGCTGGTCGTCTTCACGATCGGCCTGCTCCGCACGTACGTTCTCAGCAAGATCGGTGCCCGCCGCGAGAAGAGTGGCGACATGTAAAAAACTATGCTACTAATAATGTTCGAAGGTCTCTATGAATCTGCGTCGTCGTCGTGGGACTGGGTGAAATCGAAGGTGTCACCTACTCCTCAGCCGGCGTATGTGGGTGGTCGGCGTAAGACGTATCGCAATAAGTCTAAGCGTCGCCGCACTGGAAGGAAGTCCAACCGCCTCTAGGCATCTTCTTGTAAATGTTCTCAAGCTGCTTCCTCAGATCAGCAGTCACAACCTTGCTTGCGGGCTCATTCGTCCGCTTCCATTCAACAAACTCCCTTGTAATCGTGCCCCATGTAACACCAGGATTCTCCGGCTCACCCGCCGGTGGTTCAGGCAGTGCGTGGATCTTCTCACGGATGAACTTGGCGATCACGTCACTATCCTCCTTGTATTCGCTCGTATACTCCATCACCTTCTCCGGAGGCACAAGCTTGCGGAATCCCTTACCCTTCGTGTAGAGGAAGACCAGGTAGCTCAGGAACGCCTCCGCCCACTCCTTGCTCTGAGACTTCTGGACAATCGACTCATCGATCGGCTTCTCGTGTGCCAGCCGCGGATCGGCGACGAACTTGCTCAGAAAGTTAATGACAACCAACCTACGCCACGTACCTCCATCCTGCGTATTGATCTTCGGCTTCTCATTACACGCCAGATTGAAGCGGGCCTGAAGGTCGAAGTCCAGCATCTGCTTTGAGCCAGCATACAGATCGCGGGCAGTGATCTTCTCCGAAGAAGCCAGCTCCTTCATCAGACCTGTGTTAAGAGGCACCTGTTCATCCGGCTCCTGCATGGTCACGAAGCGACGACCCTTCATACGGACCAGTTCAGGTGCAGCAGCAGCAGACTTGTTACGGGCCTGCGTCAGAAGCGAGATCGGTGCCTTACATGCATAGTCACCCATCGCAGTCGACATCAGGTTCATCAACATCGACTTACCGTTCGAACCTGTTCCTGTGAGAATGTGGAACTTCTGTGCCTCGTTGTTCCCCGAGAGTGACGTCGCGAGGTAGGCGAGGAAGTACTCGCGAACATCCGTGTCAGGCAGCACATCGTGAAGGAACTTGTTCAGCTCCTGCCAGCAGGGGTAGGACTCGTGGGGGCGATCGGGGTGATACTCAAGGTTCGTGCAGAAGGAGATGTAGTCCTCTGGCTTTCCATCGCGGAACTCGAACGTCAGCGTGTCAAATACACCATTTGAGAAGGCGATCAGGTTCTTGTTCTCATCCACCTTGTTCGCAAACTCCTCATCGAGGAACAGTTCGCGACATTCCTTCATCACGTTCTCCTTGAACCGGGTCATGCGGAGCTGCTTCCGCATGTGTGCGTACGCTTGCTTCTTCTTTTCTGCCTTACAGAAGTCGCATGAACCCGGATCATGCTTTCCCTCAGGACACTGCGGGAATCCATCCGCGTTCATCATATTCGTGATCTCGGTCTCCTTCCGGAAGAAGTCACGGAAGACATCGCTCGACAAGCGGCATTGAAGCGAAACACCCTTATCCGTCTCACGCCAGGTGTGACCAGCGAACCAATACCAGGCAGACGCACTGAACCTGGCACACTTGAATTCGTCTCGGAACTTTGCATGAACGACCTGGGCCATATCGTGTTCAGTCTGCGTATCCGTAGCCTCATCGAGGAGACGGTCAATGTTACGCTTCTCGATCTCGATATATCCGTTGAGATTGTCTGTACGAGACCAGTGACGGAGGCTGCCTACACCCAGCTTCGCACCGTCATTGCGGAAGTTGAACCCCTGCCACTTCGCCATGGCCTCACGAGGATCATACTTTCCATCCGTTCGCTGGGAGCAGAACTCAAGCCAGAGGTTGTCGAGATCTGGATGGATGTTCTTCAAGCAGTGTCCAACATTCGTCCTCTCATCGTGGCTGTTGAAGCGTTCAGCACTGAGATTGAAGACATGTCCCTCGTAATACTTGAGCATCGACTCGGAGAGAGGCTGAAGGTAGACCACGCGAGTCGGAGACGAAGCACGCGAACTGGGTTCACCACGCTGCGGAGGGCGGCCACGCTGAGGCATGATACCCGGACCACCAGAGATGCGAACCTCTTCCTCCTTCAGTGCGTACGCCTTTCCGAGTTCTGTGAACGGAGTCTCGGAGTTGTTTGGTGCACGAATCGAGAACTTGCGGATGTTCTCCGGTTTGATCTCACGGTTCACCTCCTCATCGATCGCAACCGCAGTGTCGTTCGGGTCCCACTCGATGGAATACTTCAGCTGATAGGGCTGAGGCGTCGCACCCTCACCAGCAGGCTTCTTGGAACCGAGCAACGCCCACCAGCTCGTGTGATTCAGCGGTGACTTGTCATACGTCTCACGCCAGTCCTTCTTCATCTCCAGTCCGGGGAAATAGTCGTCCATCTTCGGAAGAAGAGTGTTGCGAATTGCCAGCTCGATGTTGCGGTTGACGCGAACGTCCGGGACGATGAGGTGGATACCTGACTTCGACTCCTTCTTGCCCGGGTAGAAGGTCGGCTCCGGCTTCTCCATCACGAAGACATCGGTGATGTCCTTGATCTGAACATAGCGTGCTGCCTCAGACATGTATGCCTTCACGAAGGCGATTGTCATTGCTTGCGTGTGCTTGTGGTCCTCGACATGTCCCTCGTAAAGGAAGTCAAGATCCACACGGAGAGGACCGATTCTGGTCATCTTCTCCGTGATGGTCAGAGGACCACTATTTGAGATATGATTGCAGTAGAGACGATAGAAATCGTCCATCTTCTCCTCGGGAATCGTATACAAAATTCCATGTCCGAAGAGCTGATGAGTTTCGAGACCGCTTTTGGTCTCAGCACGGTGAGCGTCTAGAAATGATTGAAGCTTTCCGGCCTGCATCGTTGATTACTCTCCCGACGAATTATGGCGGCGGCATTCCTTTTGAACGCAGGAAACTGGATTCAGGCAGTGAAAACGAACATCATCTTTTCACGGCAAAAGGTAAGCAAATGAAGTTCTGTACTCAGTGTTCAAATTTCCTCTACGAGATGGTTGAGCATGATAACAAGGCTTACCTGAAGTGTAGGGCTTGCCCCTACGAGGAGGAGGTGACGAAGGAGAATCCGATTGTCTACGAACATGACCTTCAGCAGGATACCTCTGTACAGTATTCGATCAACCCCTATCTGAAGTACGACCCGACGCTTCCCCGGTTCAAGAACATGACGTGTCTGAATCCTACCTGTGCTACACAAGGTAAGGAGTCTGACATTGTTGGCGTGAAGTTAGATTCAGTCAATGTAACCTGGATGTACCAGTGTGCAGTATGTGATGCGATGTGGAAGCAGAATGCGAGATCTTGAAAGGAGCGACGTGTGCGAGGTTAGCGTGCAGAACCAGGGAACTGAATGAGATTCGTCTGCGGAACAATCAGTCCGCTTGTACCCGATGTGCGAGGCTGAGGTCTGTTGACAACACCGCCTAGAACTCCACCGCCACTAAGAGTTGCGACCTGCGACAGTGCCTTGGGGTTCGCCCGATTCTGCACAATCTGGCGAGGGGCAATGCGGCCCGGGGCGGTACGTCCACGGGTAATAAAGGACATCTCGGAATTCTGTAACTGGGCATTGATCACTGTCTGACCACCCTCATTGTATGGTGTTGTACGAGTCAGCTTCGGCACAACCTGTGCCTGGGCTTGAAGCTTCAGGAATGTAGTGTACTCAGACGCGGAACGTGTAGGCATTGTCTATTGCTAACATTTTTCACGTAATGTAGATGCGACCGTTGAAGGGCAGGCTCTTCCAGTTATGGTACCCCGGAATCACCGTATACTGAATGATACATGATCCGTTACCACCTGCAGTCTGAGGATGGGCACCGCCGGGATCCGTACCGCCAGCAGCACCTCCGCCCTGTGTGTTCACGACCGGATAGGTCTGATCGAGCAGTGCGACATAGGATGAACCACCGCCACCGCCACCTCCGTAGTTACCGGCTGTATCTAACCCGCCACCACCACCACCAAACCAACCACCGCCACCACCGCCTGTATCGTCGTTACTACCACTCATTGTAGCACCTGTGCCCGTTGCATCGGCAACAGTAGTTATCACAGTTACCGAGTTCGCAGTCCAGCCTGGCGTAAATTGATCTCCCGCCACCTTCCAAGTACCATTGAGAGTAGGAGCCGAAGATCCCGTGATCTTCACATAAAATCCAAATTTATCACCATTTACAATCGCCGGAATCGTTCCGGTAATCGTCATGCTATACGAAATATTTGTCAGCGTAAGACCCGTGATAACACCTGCTGCACCATTGCCGCCCTGATACTGTGACCCCGCAACTCCGGTCTCAGTTGAACTTGATCCAGCAGAACCGCCTGCGGTTTGTGTACCACCTCCACCGTTTGACGCAGAAGCATTTCCAGCAGCAGCACCAACCGGGCCACCACCCGCACCACCATAGCCATTGATACCGCTAGGGCCACGACCCGCACCTCCACCACCGCCTGCAGTGACAATGTCTGCCCCACTCCTCTGGATTGCTGTACGGCCGCCTCCACCACCGGGTGTGTTTGATGTCCCAGTGTCCCACCCAGTTCCGCCTCCGCCATAGCCTCCAACCACTCCAACACCTCCGCCACCAACGATAATGTCGAGTGCCTCACCCGGTGTTACTCCAAGACGCCCCGAGACATATCCACCGGCACCACCATTAAGATAGCTACCGCCACCGTGTGACGCACCGCCAGCACCCAGAAGTGTAACTAATACATAGTTAACTTGTGCAGGCACAGTGAATCGCTGAGACCCACCTGTAAACACAAATGTCGCAACCTGAGACAGCGGCATCATGCTCGCAGAAGACTCGCGTACGATCGGTGCAATCACCATCTTGTTCGGGGCTACGAACGTGCGTGACTTCTTTTCAGGGTCAGTTGTCTGAGTTGCGTTAACTCGTGCCAGAGTTGTGAACTCTGATGCTGAACCTTTAATGATCGGCATTTATTGAAAACGAAAGAGTATGTTCCTAGACAAGAGAGAGGCATGTCTGGACACCCAACTGACCACCCCGAAGTCAAGCCGGTCTTTCGTTCCGAGGTTGTTGATGCCTTGAAGGTTCCGCGGGTGACCACGCCCTATTTCGGCAAGTATGAGTATGTTGTGTTGATGGCAGCCCGTCAGCAGCAGCTAGCAGAGGGTGCGAAACCACTTGTGAGTCTAGAAGGACTCCGTACAAGTGACCCGCGGTTTCTCGAACAGGTCGTGAAGCGTGAGATTGAGCAGCGTAAGATTCCGTTTCTGTTTGAGCGTCATTTCCCGAATGGCACGTCCGAATACTGGTCAGCCCAGGAGCTGGAACTGAGTTGGTAGAGAAGCCCCGAGGGCTTCTCTTACCTCTTCACAGCAATGGCAACCACAATCGCGAGCAGCATCAGAATCAGGGCTTCCGTCCATCCATGCTGAGATGTGAGCTGACCTGTCCTCAGGATATCCGACAGGCTACCGAAGCCCATGTGAAGTAACGCGAGTGTGACAATCACAATCAATAACCACTTTTTGAATGAACTCATTTGTTAGACCGGTCCAGAAAGTTTCGCAAGGTCATCCTGTGATGGCGGGAATAACAGGGTAGGTTTCAGACTCTCCTTTCCAACCATCATCGTAGGCGGGTCGGAGTGAAGGTTTCCCATCGCCATGTCAACATCAAGTGAGTCAGTAAACCGGCTGACGTCTTCGGAGTTCGAAGCGACAAAGTCGGGCTTCGGAGGGTTGAGGAATAGAACTAATGCAAGGACTACAAACGCCGCTGCAATCCAGTAGAGTGTCTTGACTTTCATTGTTCTACGCTGCGAAAAACGAACCGTGAAACTCATATAAGAAGAGAGCAATGGATTTCCCGCTGCCAATCAAGTGCTATACCTGCAATCTCCCGATCGCTGGAAAGTGGAAGGAGTTTCTTCGCCTGGTCAAAGAGTATCGTCGCGAGGATGGACGTCCGAACTCTGAGCTGATGTATCTGACGACAGACACGAAGGTAACTGCGGAAGGCAGGGCGATGAATGACCTGGGATTGACGCGTGAGTGTTGTCGTCGTCATTTGCTCACGCACCCCGGGTTGTAAATGAATCTCCTTCTAAGAACAAGTATGTCGTGTAGCGAGTATCTCACGAGGCAGCAGTTACGTCTTCCAAAGTACATCGACACTCGTCCTCGTATGACGTGTGGACAGATGACCGAAATCAAGAGGCAGAATGCGTCTGCTGTCTACGAACAATTTTTACCTGCGACTGCGTGTGTGACGACGCTGAATGCACCTAGCACTCGCACAGTTTCGGCAACGATCGCCCGCGGACATAGCGTGAAGGATGCGTCTGCCTACGTGTCTCACGCATCGGCGAACGCGACTGCTATGATGCTGAAGCCTGCGAATGTCAAGGCTGCCCAGATCCAGGCGACCTGCTACGGACCGATCGCTAACTTCAACGGTTCGGGCCAGTCGCTCGAGCAGATCCGCGAACTCAATGATACGATCAAGATGTCAACACTTCTGTCAACAACTGACCCGAACTATCGCAAGGAGGACATCGTCTACAAGGCCCGTCAGTCTATTAACAACTGCTGCCAGATGTGCGGAAAGGTCAATTTTGCATCAGCATGTGCGTGTACGGGTCTTTCTCCAGGTGCGATCAACTCAGCGACTGGAGGACCTGCTTGGAAGAACACTTACATATATCCTCGTACTGTCACATAATGTTGACAGTCTATCTGTATAACGCCCCCAAACCACCGGATTGCTTTGATTTGTCGCTAGAGAAGCTGGATGAACTGGCTGACAAAGCACTTGCGATCTTTTCCCATCACAAGACAGCTACCATTTGGCTAGGCTATCTCGAAGGATGGATGCTGACTCCCATGGACGAGACACGCTTACGTATCGTGATTCGAATGTTCCCGTGCCACGTCGTATCTCGTGAAGCCATGTCATTTTCACAGGCTTGGAAAAACGAAATTGATGCCATTCACGTGAGAGAGACCAATGGATCCGCCGACGTTAACAACGATGGTGGTGTTGTACAACGTGAACGTCCGATTGAACACCAACCTCCTTCTGGAATCCCTCCCATTGACGGATTCGATCATCAAAATAGAGAAACAGGGTGTTCCGTCTAGGGGATCTTCGCGTCGTGACCTGATTAAGCGTCGTGCAAAGAAAGCCCCTGCGAAGCGAACGACTGGGTTCGGTCATAATTCGATCACGCTTGTCAGTCTAGATGATGGATGTGGGACATTGAAACAGAAGGAGATTACGGTCAAGATCTTCCAGAACGGCGTGTTTCACATCACGGGCGTTCTGGACGAGAGGTATGATCGTTCAGTCATGGCTCGGTTACGGCAGCATATTCTGGCTACGTGTCCGCAAGCAGTTGGAGTTCCGGATGATGTAGCCCCGATTCACGCCTGGACGCAGGAGACGCGAAGGGTGGTTCTCATGAATTACAAGACGAGGTTACAGGAGATTACGAGTTTATCAAGGGAGACACTTTACGCATCTCTACGCAAATCGGGGGTACGAACAGAATACGAACCAGCAGTGTATCCGGCAGTCAAGATCTACTTTCCAGATGCGAAGTGGATTGCGAAGGTGTTCAGGACTGGAAACATCATCCTGACTGGAATGACCACGCAAGAAGAGTGTGGACAACTGATGACTGCGTTACAACCGCTTATACATTCTATTCATAATCATGAAAATGGCAGCCCGAGAGCTTACTCCGACTGAAGTCGCCGAGGGAGAGCGGAACATCTCTGACAAGCAGCTAACAGCCACTGAGATTCAGGCACTGGTTCGCAATATGGATCACTCGAAGAAGAAGTGGAGGCATCTTCGTCAAGAGGAGTTTATGGAGAAGATGAAAGTGGAGAACGAGTTTCTCTTTTTCAATTTCCCAAGTCTGTGGCAGATGCACGCGGAGGATCGTCTGGATTCTACCTTTTTTGAGATGTTGGCGTTGAAGCGGAAGATTGAGAAGGGCGAGATCACAGATGAGCAGGCATCTGTCATGGTTGGACAGCGTCTGTTCCAGCGTTTCGCACCCTCGACGGTACAGTCAAATACAAACTCTGGTCCTCCACCCATGTCGTACGCAGACTACTACAAGAAGTTCGGAGGGAATTAAATTGGTCTGCTATAGTAGGTTGAACCCGAAGAATAGAAAGTAACGGAAGCATTCGAAGCAAGTGTATAGGGCGTGGTCAACCCAGTGTAGGTTCCGGTAAAGGTCAATGTCTGACTGGAACCATACGCATTCGAGAACGTCCACCATACACCGGCTAACGTGGGCGAAGGGGCCGCGAAGTTAATCACATTCGAAGGTCCAGCGGTCAACCTGTAGATAGTCGCATAGTAGTTCGAGGTAGTAGTAAGGTCAACCGTTGTCCCTGCTACGTTGGACGTGATGTATCGCCACTCTGTCGGTCCTTGAAGACGAACGTTGCTGGTTGGTGCGACCTTGATGTTGCCCAATGTATCAACAGTTACGTTACCTGCCGATGTAAGTACACCGGTGGGGACAGATGCAGTATAATACGGATGGCCAGATGGTAAGCTTGATTGAATTCCCCATTTTTGTGCAAGGTATCCCTCAATCAGTTGTCGATTGGATAACGACAGTGCCGTATTGAAGATAACTACCTCAGCTATGTAAGAAGAATAGGAATTCGTGGATGTTCCACCTTGACCGTTGATAAAAATGGGTGCGGTGATAACGGTTGTTCCGGATTGAGTTGTTCCAGAGGCTTGTACCGTTCCGTTGGTGTAGACCGCCATCGTGGAGGACTGCGATGGATCGGGATTGAGTGCCTCTAACAACTGCCATGTATTGATAGTTGTTAGATTCGTTGACCCTACACTGGTCGCCATTGTTTTAGATAAGGACAATTAATAGCTAACAATACTACTCACGGCTACCGGAGAAAACCCACCACCTGCATTAGACGCTGCAACTGTGAAATACCAGTAAGCCCCAGACGTCAATCCGGTGGGAGCAGTTACAGGTGCTGTTGCGGATCCAGTTGTAGTTCCCGATGCGTTCGATATTCCGTAGTATCCATTCGACGTTGAACGATAGAGTGTCCAGTAATTGCTTGTCGCACCCGACGCCGCTACCCATCCTAGCGTTGCAGTTCCCGATGTGATGGAGAGCGTTGGGGATGTTGGGGATGGTGTTGTTTGTGGCGGAGCTGAGAGAATAATGATACCGGAACCACCAGAATTATCCGATGAACCATTCCAAAGTCCACCACCACCACCACCGGTATTGTTACTACCCTTGGTTGCTGGGGCACCACCGGTGGCGGCGTATTCGCCTGAACCGCCTCCATATGTCCCAAGAACACGAGTGCCTGATTGTTGGCTTGGTCCAGCACCTCCACCTCCATATTGGTTTCCATCTGAGTATGTGATACCAATTCCACCAAGAGAGCCCTGGTTAGTAACGGTAGCATTACAACCTGCTCCTCCAATACCACCACCGCCCGCCCCTGCTCCTGTCGCAGAACCGCCTGCATAACCTTGTCCTGTTGTACCCGCACCTCCTGTTGCCGAAGTACCTACAGACCCCGCACCACCGCCGCAGCCGCCACTGGCTCCGTTGGAACCGCTGCTCCCAGACCCACTGCCATTGCCGCCATACCCACCTCCAATCGCCGTTGCTAGAGCAGTTGTTGCGTTACAAAATTGAGAGTTGTTACCATTTGTTCCAGAACTAATTAGTCCAGGTGACGCATTACCACCTGTGCCTACGATAGCAGTGTATGTCCCAGAGGTCAAAACTGAAGTTAATTGTACAAGACCACCAGCACCACCACCGCCGCCACCATAGTTTCCACCTCCTCCTCCTCCTCCTAGGACAAATATATTGAACGAATATCCAGGGTTTGTGATTGTTGTTGATGTACTACCAGTTGTTTTAAAATAATAATAGGTCGTACCAGAAACCGTAGCAGTAGATGTCGAATTTGTAACGGTTACACTCGGCGTAATATTGGGAATATATTGCACAATTCCACTCGTCGCCAGCAGAGATGTGCCAACCGAAGTCGAAGTCGTGACGCTCACCGTGTAGTAATAATACGTCCCCGAAACAGGCGAAGAATGCGTGAATGTTGCGGTAGGGGCTGTGATCGTACCGGATGCCCCAGACACAGCAGTTCCGTTATAGGAGTAAATCGAGTTGGAATACACTGTATACGAATAGCTTACTGCACCGGTGTATGCAGACCACGCACCGACCACCGCAGTTCCGGACTGCGAGAACGTTAGTCCACTCGGGGCGGGAATACTCGTGCGGATCAAAAAGTTGGAGGCTGCAGACTGCATCAAGAAACCCTGATAGACCGATGTGTTGCTCGATTGTTCGATCGGTGGACCGCTCGTCCCTTGACCATTCGGGTAATACACGATGAATGCACTCATTTGAGGAGAAATTGCGAAAGAAGGTACAGTTACACCCGCCCCGGACGTACACTGAACTACCCCGTTGCTGTTTTTAATGTTTGGGGCATATACAGGTGTTCCAAAATTAGTAGCAGTGTATGAATTGGTTGATTTGTCTTTCCAGGTTGTGAGGTTCGAAGTTCCAGTACTGAACGTCATGGTTGTTGTATCTGCACCATCGAGCCACAGTACGCAGCCACTGACCGATGATGGGGTAAACGGAGCTGTATACGTCAATCCTACATTACACACGTTCGTGATCGAGTTGTTACACATGTTCTGCGATGCATTGAGGATGAGAGTTGTCCCGTTGAACGTCATGTTCTGATTCATGTAGAGGCCGGTCTGTCCACCTGCGAGGCCGGTCGCGGTAATCACTCCGCCTTGTATCGAAGGTCCACTCAATGTAATGGCTGCTCCTGCGCCTGTAGGACCAGTCGCCCCACCCGGTAATCCCGCGATACCCTGTATTCCAGCCGGTCCCTGTATTCCGGTCGGACCGGGGATCCCTTGTAGGCCCTGAATTCCCTGGTACCCCTGTATACCTTGCGGTCCAGTCGACATGCTTATCTATACATAGTAATAAATGGACGCATCTGGACCGACTGGACCTACGGAACCTGAGGAGGTAACTGGACCTACTGGAATTGAGATGGAGAATACCGGACCTACTGGACCTACTGGAATTGAGATGGAGAACACCGGACCCACTGGACCCACTGGAGAGGAGAACACTGGACCTACTGGACCCACTGGAGAGGAGAACACTGGACCCAGTGGACCCACCGGAGAGGAGAACACTGGTCCTACCGGCCCCACCGGACCCACCGACATCATGACCCTCTTCCCTAATGCACAGACAGGTCCCGTCGAGCCGCCTACTATCGTCACGATGGACGAACTGATGGCCAGTCACGCAGTCATCGTGGAGAAGGAGGCCGTCGACCGCGCATCCCTTAACGCCCTTGTGAATCCTACGCGTGACCAATACCGTCCCCAGCTGTTTCAGTGGGCAGCCGCGGGGTTTCCAGGTATCTATGTGGTTCAGTCGTTCTCCGTCTCACCCCCCGACCTTTGTGCCGATGGAGTGAGGCGTGATGTGAATGCGTATATCAATTACCTTACGGGGACCGACATGGGAGCTATCGTGGCCAACATCCAGTCCCTCGTGACGGGCATTGTCGTGTCGTTCTCCTTCGAGGGGAATAGCGTGAGGATTCATGTGAGTAAAGCGTAAGCGGAGTGTGTTTAACGCTTGTTCGTCCATGCAGACAAGCAGTAATTTGAGGATGGGAGTTGAGAAAGACCTGCGAAGTTCAGTCTCATGATGTTTGTTGCGGAGGTTGGAGAGAAGTAGACATTGCCATTGGGTGCAAGAGTTCCACCGCCGAACCACCCCGTTGCGTTATACGTTCCGCCACCAGTCAAGTTGGAGGTTACACCCGTAGTTGGGTTCAGAACAAGTATGTTCGTCGCCTGATACGGTGTGAAGTAGATATTCCCATCAGGGCCAAGAACACCACCGCTCCATCCTTGATTTCCTGTAAACGTCGCCCCACCAGTCAAGTTCGAGGTTACACCTGTAGCTGGATCAAGTACAAGAATATTTGTCGCAGAATAAGGGGTGAAATAGATTTTCCCGTTCGGGTGAAGAACACCCCCGATCCAGGCATTCCCGAGTGTATAGGTCGCACCACCTGTGATGTTTGAAGTTACACCGGTGTTTGGGTTCAGAAAAAGGATACTCGATGAGTTTAACGGACAAAAGTAGATGTTTCCATTGGGGGCAAGAACACTACCGAAGTATCCATAACTTGCATTATATGTTCCACCACCAGTCAAGTTTGATGTCACACCTGTTGTCGGGTTCAGAACAAGCGTGTTCGTCGACTGGTAAGGTGTAAAGTAGATGTTTCCGTTCGGTGCGAGAACACCCCCGCTCCATCCACCAGTTGTATACGTCGCCCCACCAGTCAAGTTCGAGGTTACACCGGTTGTTGGATTCAGAACGAGAACATTCGGTGCGTTTAATGGGGCGAAGTAGATGTTTCCGTTCGGTGCGAGAACACCACCGCTCCATCCGCCGGTATAGGTTGCACCACCTGTCAAGTTCGAAGTCACACCCGTTGTCGGATTCAGAACAAGGATGTTTGTTGCACCCACTGGGCAAAAGTAGATGTTTCCATTTGGGGCAAGGACGCCACCCCACCAACCACCGGAATAGGTTGCACCACCCGTAATATTCGCAGTCGTAATTGTTAATCCCGAAGAATTCGCAGCAGCCAAATTGCTCAGATAAGGCTGCCAATCATACTTCCAGTTTCCGGGGGTCACTTCTTGAAACTGGGGAGGTTGTGACGTAGAAGGCGGTATGGATTTGAAGGGGTGCCCTGAAACGACCGAGGAGAGGAGTCCCCATTTGGCCGCTAGGTAGCCTTCAACGGATTGGCGCTGATTTGTGGTCAATGTGTTACTGAAGATAACAACTTCTCCCAGATACATGCTCACTGTTTGACCGTATGCTGGAGTTCCGCCTATATACAACGTTGTCCAGTTTGAGGAATAAGAAGCAGAGTATGATGTAGGAGTTGCCCCGTTCAGTCCTAACGTAGGACCAGACAGTGAGAAAAACCCGAGATAATTTGAAGATACTGTGACTGCCTGTGTAGACGTTGGTGCGCCGTTAGCTGTGTCCCAAAATCCAACAGCGTTGTTAGGATTAAAAGGATAACCAAAATTCAAAGCTCCTGGATATGTGAGAGTTGACATTTGCCACCCAACTATATTTCTGTAGCTACCCGATCGCTGTGTCAAGTGCTGCCATACAACGAACACATTCACTGTTGAAGTCTGGGTTACGGTTCCTAAAATGCCTACGTTATCGGCTGCAATGTTATTGAAATACAGTGTCTGACGTCCGTTGATATTCGAAGTCACTGTCAAAAACGAGGAAGTTCCTACTGTACTAAATGTCAGAGCATTAGAGGATTTATCCTTCCAGGCTATTACACTTGAACCACTTAACGTGATCGTAGACGAATCTGTAGCATCCAACCACAATGCACATCCAGGAATATCTAGAGGTCCAAACGGTCTGGAGAACGCTGGTAAAGAATAGAAGGGGTGGATCGCGGGAAGACTTGGGTTGATTCCCCACTTCCAGGCCAAATATCCTTCAACGGTTTGGCGTTGGGTTTGGGTTAACGTGGCCGAGTAAATCAGAATCTCTGAAACTGAACCGTTGAAGTAGTTAGTTGGTCCACCGACGTAGATACCGGTCGCAGCCAGCGTGGTTCCGGCTAGAGTGGTTTCGGCCGAACCGTTGATGAATGGTGAAAATGTGGAGGGTGTATACGTCGCACCAACCAACACATTCGAAGCAACTATGTTTGGGGATAACGCACCTGTATTCGCAACCACAGACCGAGCAGATACAAATTTGCTCGAACCGTATACACCTAACATCGGATAGCCACCATTTCCATAGACAACGTTCATATACGAAGTAGCACCGGGTGCAGTGGTGTTGGAATACACCGCAAACATGGAATACGCGTTGGATGGGAAGACGTACGCAGTATTCGAGAACGCCTGAGTGCTGCCGTTAAAGGTCATGGTTCCAGACGAATAGGTAGCAGTTCCAGTCACGTTGTTTCCCTGACCTGATTTATCCGTCCACGTCGTCACAGTTGGAGTTGAGTTCATGGTTGCAGTATCCGCACCATCCAACCACAGCGAACAGCCAGGAATACTTCGTGGGTCAAAACTGGATATGCTTTTGGAAGCACCGACCAGCATTGTATACTTAGAACAAAACATACCCTAAAACTGAACTAGGGAACGTCACCATCATCGTCAAGGAGTTCGCGGGTGGAATCGTGACGGGGTTTGTGGGGTATGTGGTTCCTGCGGTGGTGTAGGTGAACGTAATCGACAGGTAGCCTGCAGTGTTGTTGCGGAACACCCAATACGCGTTCGAATCCGTTGAACCGACCACCGTAGGAAGTGTGATGCCGGTAATGGAAGATGTGGTGATATTGAAATGTGTACCGTAGGCTGCGGATGGGACCGTTAAGGATGTACCGGAGGATACGTTAGAGTAGGATGGACGATAGCCGTTGCGAATAGTGACACCACCATTCACATCGAGGGCTGTTGCTGGGGTCGTGGTCTGGATTCCCAAGTTACTACCGTTACTGAACGTTAAGTTTGCACTGCCCTGTAAACCTGTAGATGTTCCCGTTGCGAGTAACACCGTTCCCGAGGTTGTTGTTCCAGTGATGGCTCCACCTCCACCTCCTCCGCTAACCGATGTAAATGCGGATCCATTCCAATATATATTGGTGGAACTTCCGGGAGCGAGCGTGAGTGTAGACCCCAGACCAGATCCGGATGTGTATACAATTGAAATCGTCAATGTCGCGACCGTTGAATTCGCTATCGTCCAAAACACACCTGGTGACGAAGATGTATACGTCGGCAGAGTCAAGGAATTGAACCCGGGATTTGTGATACTATACAGTGCTGCAGAGTTCGTGGTGGTGATAATGCTTGTCGGCGTAGGAATAATTAATGACGTTCCGGCCACAGTAATTATGTTCGCCCGCCATTCGGTTGGGGCTGTGATGCAGAAGGCGTTACTTGGTGTGACTTGGATGTTTCCCATGGTATCGATCGTTAGGTTTCCACCCGATGCTGTTGACGGCGTCAACGCGGCGGAATAATAGGGATGAGTATTTGGAAGACTCGATTGAATCCCCCATTTCCAGGCCAAGTACCCCTCAATCAGTTGTCTGTTGGATAAGGACACTGCAGTATTGTAAACAAGCATCTCCGCCAAATAAGAAGGGTATGAGTTTGTGGACGTTCCACCTTGACCGTTGATAAAAAGAGGTGAGGTCACTGTAGTTGTTCCGGATTGAGTGACTCCAGATGCAACAAGAGTTCCATTGCTGTAGACCGCCATCGTAGAAGACTGCGACGGGTCGGGGTTGATTGCTTCTAACAACTTCCATGTGTTGGTGGTTGTTAGATTTGTTGACCCTACACTGGTCGCCATTGTTTTAGATAAGGACAATTAATAGCTAACAATACTACTCACGGCTACAGGAGAAAGAGTCGATGCGTTTGAGGCGGCAACCGTGAAATACCAGTAGGCTCCGGAGGTCAATCCAGTAGGAGCAGTTACAGGTGCAGTAGCTGAGCCTGTCGTAGTTCCTGATGCGTTTGATGTTCCGTAGTATCCATTCGATGTTGAGCGGTAGAGAGTCCAATAATTGCTCGTCGCTCCCGACGCCGCCGTCCACGCCATAGACGCTGTTCCAGATGTGATAGAGAACGTTAAAGATGTTGGTGCGGAAGATGTTACAGATGTAGGAACAACGACAACGACCAAACCAGTTCCGCCAGCAGCACCCGCTTGACCACCGGAACCTCCACCGCCTCCACCGGACCCTGTATAGTTGATTGCGGCTGTTGGAGCAGTAACACCGTTGTTGCTGTTACCACCGGAACCAGCTCCACCTAAACCTCCTACCGAATATATGCCTTGTGCCTGCTGCCAGCAACCTCCACCTCCACCTCCTGCAATGTATCCGCCACTTGTAGCCGTTTGCCAGTCGCTAGGCATGGAAGAGGAAATGATAGAGAGCAATGATGAATACGAATTTGTACCGTTTCCGCCAACGCCTCCAACGAGGCCTGAACTATTAGAACCTGCTGCACCTGCACCTCCACCACCTCCACCACCTCCAGGATCTGCAAGACCACTTCCACCAGCATTACCCAGTCCTCCACCTGTTTTTACACTCGCTGCTCCCGATGTAATAGTAGAATAACCACATCCACCGCCACCTGATCCACCTGTAGAAGCGTTTGAGCCGCTCGTGGATCCGCCGCCCTTTCCGCCATAGTTTGCACTTATCGAAAACGCCGAGCTAGCAACGCCATTCGTAGCAATGGGTCCACCTGTACCGACTACAATAGCATATGTAGTGTTCGTGATGGATGCTGATGTGTAGATCAGCTCTCCGGCACCTCCACCGCCTCCGTGACTTGATCCACCCCCACCTCCACCTCCGATAATGAGTGTATTTATAGACAAACTTGAAGGCGATGTAAGGACGAAATTTGAATTTGTAGTAAATATATGATACTTGTTTGAACCCGAAGTAACAATCGTTCCTCCGCTCGTTGTTGCTGAGACTGTGGAAAACTGTATAATCGCACTCGTAGCCAACAGCGATGTACCTGCTGACGTTGTGACGCTTAACGTGTAATAATACGTCCCCGAAACCGGTGAAGAATAGGTAAACGTTGCGGTAGGTGCTGTTAGCGTGGCGGATGCCCCAGACACAGCTGTTCCGCCTATGTACGAGTAAATCGAGTTGGAATACACTGTATACGAATAGCTCACTGCACCAGTGTATGCAGACCACGCACCAACCACCGTAGTTCCCGACACCGAGAACGTTAGTCCACTCGGGGCGGGGATATTTGTGCGGATGAGAAAGTTGGAGATTCCAGACTCAACTAAAAAACCTGGATACAGCGATGAATTACTCGATTGTTCAATGGGCGGGCCGTTTGTTCCTTGGCCGTTCGGGTAATAGACCATGAATACACTCATCTGCGGCGAAAGGGAGAAGGATGGAACGGTTATTCCGCCCCCAGTTGCGAACTGAATCACTCCACGAGTGTTTTGAATGTTTGGTGTATAGACCGGAACTCCGAAGTTGCTAGCAGTATACTGACTAATTGATTTGTCTTTCCAGGTTGCTAGGTTTGATACACTGCTAAACGTCATGGTTGACGTATCTGACCCGTCGAGCCAGAGCGTACAACCGCTCACCGTTGTGGGTGCAAATGTGGATGTATACGTCAATCCTACATTACACACGTTCGTGATCGAGTTGTTACACATGTTCTGTGACGCATTGAGGGTGAGGGTTGAGCCCGAGAAGGTCATATTCGAGTTTCCAAACAGGCCCGTACCACCTGTCGCGACTGTGATCACGCTTCCCCAACCGGTCGATCCGGTAATCGACACTGAACTTGCGACTCCGCCACCGGATCCTGCGGGTCCAGTAGGTCCAGTCACAACGGACGCGGGACCTGTAGGTCCTGTTCCGAACGGTCCAGTAGGTCCAGTCAATCCGGTCCACCCCTGTATCCCTTGAAATCCCTGTATACCCTGCGGCCCAGTCGACCCTGCTGTACCCTGTATTCCCTGATTTCCCTGTATCCCCTGAATGCCCTGGGGTCCAGTCGACCCGTATCCAGCCGGTCCAGTCGGTCCTGTTCCGCCAGGTGATCCAGGTCCAGTAGGGCCTGTGTATCCAGTGAGACCTGTCGAACCGTATCCTGCTGGTCCAGTGGGTCCAGTGACCGTTGATCCGGGACCCGTAGGTCCAGTTACAGTCGAATCCGCACCTTTAGGACCCGTGATGCCAGTGAATCCTGTGAACCCAGTTGGGCCGGTGATTCCGGTAAAACCGGTGGAGCCGATAGGTCCCGTAATACCAGTGAATCCGGTGAATCCAGTAAATCCAGTTGGGCCAGTGATTCCAGTAGAACCAGTGAATCCGGTGAATCCAGTGAATCCAGTAGAACCAGTGAATCCGGTGAATCCAGTTGATCCTGCCCCTGTCGGTCCCGTGAACCCCGTGAAGCCAGTGAATCCGGTAAAACCAGTAAAGCCAGTGAATCCGGTAGGACCAGTGAATCCAGTGAACCCGGTAAAGCCGGTAGGTCCGGTGAATCCGGTTGACCCTGCACCCGTCTGTCCCGTGAATCCAGTGAAGCCCGTGAAACCAGTGAAACCAGTAGGACCTGTGAATCCGGTTGACCCTGCACCCGTCTGTCCCGTGAATCCAGTGAAGCCAGTGAACCCGGTAAAGCCAGTAGGTCCGGTGAATCCGGTTGACCCTGCACCCGTCTGTCCCGTGAATCCAGTGAAGCCAGTGAACCCGGTAAAGCCAGTAATGCCAGTAAACCCAGTCGGTCCAGTCACACCCTGCGGACCTGTAACACCCGTCGGTCCAACCGATCCGACAGACACCAGCGTCGTATGAATGTGGCTTGGGGATATGTCACGCATTCCAATCGTTAACGAACTTCCAACTGGGGTTGTAGCGTACAGTCGAATTTGTAGGTTTGTCGTGTAGGTGTGCGAAGGGACATAGAGTGAGTTCGTATATTGTTGCATGGTTGTTGCCAGGTTGACTGCCGTCGCCTCAGCGGATGAACCTGCTGCTACAAGGGTAGCACCATCGTAGACGCTGAAATAGAAAGTAGGTGGAGAAGAAGGTACGCCCGGTGTCGCGTGTAAATTGACATCCCAGAGTCCACCCACCGCAACCGTTCCAGGCAGAGAGCCGGCTAGGATCGTGAACGACGCGACATATGCATTGAGGGTATTCGCAGGGACCACAATATCTACCTGAGTCCCTACGTTAAATGCTGTTAACAAATCTCCCGACAATGTGGTTGTCCATGGATTCACTGTCGTAGGATAATCCAGCTGAAGAATCAGACCGCCGGATACGCCCGCAAGACCTTGAGAACCTGTTGGACCAACCGAACCGGTGGGTCCGGGAAAGCCAGCTACATACGGAAGACTGGACCACGGTGTTACACCGTCGCCAACCTTGACGTATTCGAACGTCGCCATTGATTATTGCCCGCAAAGAAATCAGAAACAATCAACCTGGATTCCAATATCCTGCCAATGATTGTCTGTAGCAATGATATACACGCTCAATCGGTCCCCTTGTGCGAAGTTTATGCTCTGACTGTAGTAAGAGTTACTCAGGGACCCCGCAGCAACAGTCACATTATAGACTGCGTCCCATGAAACAGGTTTCCCGGCATTTCCACCACCAATGGTTGCGAGTGGGTTCTTGTAGACACTGACGGTGATATTAGATGTTCCAGTCACACCGGCAGTTACCCAAAGTCCGGACATGATAAAGGGCTGCTGGGCACGATAAAAGGCAGGATTGCTTGATGTGTTTACGGTTGTATCGGGATAGTTTGGTCCAAATGTTAACGTTCCCGGCCATAACCATCCGAACAACTGTCCGTTTGTAATCGTTCCAATTGCCCCATAGAAAAGGGTGGTCGGATACACGTAGCTCGAAAATCCCTTGCTTCCTGCTGTTTTGGTCACCAAGTCTGTTCCTGGCCCAACTTGAATACCAGGCGACGCAAGATAGGTTGGATTGGTGATGGTTGCTGGAGTTGTTTGAAGAATGTCGGAGGCAGTGTAGGTTTGCGACCCCGTTGGTTGAACGATTCCAATGGTTGTGGACCGCAGCTGAATGGAACCCAAGTTGTTGGTGTCGTTGGTTTCAATGCCTACATAGGACCCTGTGAATGCAGCATTGGTTGGTGGGGCAGCAACATAGATGTTCATATCACGGAAGGTTGCGATATTGGAGTTCGTCACAATCACACCACGCTTGTTTCCCGATCCGTTACCGTAGACGTTAATAGTGGATCCCTTGTAGCAGTTGAAGGAGAATGTCGTGAATGATCCACCTGTCCCGTCAAACTGAACGCCATACAGATTGTTGGACGATGTATACGGCATCGACGCATTACACAAATTCAACACGGTCGTCCTGATTTTTGCAGACACGGTAGAGGTAGCATTGAAATACAGACCCACAAGGTTATTGGATCCCGAGTAGGACGCATTGCCCAACACCATCGTCAAATCTTCCATACGAGTGTTTGCAGAAATGTAGAACAATGCCGTGTTCTGCGAAGGGTTGGAGCATTGGATCGTACAGGTCTGAGTATTGATGCCTCGTAACGCAGTTGTCGCAGGAAGTTGGAGCAGTGGATAGAGTGTCGCACCCGTGCTGGTTGTGATGGTTCCATTGGTTCCTGTAGGCGAGATGTTGTAGACTCCAGGAAGCACCCAGATGGTCGTGTTTGAGTTTTGAGGTGTTGCGACAGACCCTGAGCCGATAACCGCAGTAATCGCGGCAGGAATGGTCAGAAACGGTAGGCCACCGATATACGCAGTCGAATCGTTTCCATAGACCTGGTCAACACGTGCAACGTTACCTAGCTGTGCAGTCGGTATTGCGTAGAACGCACCCGATAGCTGGTATCCGATCTCTCCTGGACCCAGTACATAGGAATTCGTCGGGACAAGAGTCGCATATCCATGTCCTACAGGGCCAGTTGTTCCAGTGATTCCGGTAGGTCCAGTGAACCCAGTGAAGCCAGTGTATCCGGTGAAACCCGTAGGTCCAGTAACGCCAGTGAATCCAGTAAAGCCAGTAAATCCAGTGTAACCAGTTGGACCCGTAAACCCAGTCGGACCTGTGAAGCCAGTAGGGCCAGTGAATCCGGTAAATCCAGTTGGCCCAGTGAACCCGGTTGGACCCGTGAAGCCAGTGGGACCTGTGAATCCAGTGAACCCGGTGAACCCGGTTGGACCCGTGATTCCAGTGAAGCCAGTAGGTCCGGTGAAACCCGTGAACCCAGTTTGACCCGTGAATCCAGTAAAGCCAGTGAACCCGGTTGGACCCGTGAAGCCAGTGGGACCTGTGAATCCAGTGAACCCGGTGAACCCGGTTGGACCCGTGATTCCAGTAATTCCAGTGAATCCGGTAAATCCAGTGAACCCCGTAAACCCAGTTGGACCTGTGAACCCAGTCGGTCCGGTCGTACCCGTTGAACCGATGGATCCAGTGGGTCCGGTCGCACCCGTCTGTCCCGTGAAACCAGTGAATCCAGTGAATCCAGTCTGACCCGTGAACCCGGTAAATCCAGTTGGACCCGTGAAGCCAGTGAATCCAGTCGAACCGGTAAATCCAGTAAAGCCGGTGGGACCTGTGAATCCAGTATATCCAGTATCACCCGTGATGCCAGTAAAGCCAGTAACACCCGTGGGTCCAGTGAAGCCAGTCGGACCAGTGACTCCTGTGGGACCGGTGAATCCTGTAGGACCTGTTCCAAGCGGACCAGTTGGACCCGTGACTCCAGTTGATCCAGTCATACCGGTTGGACCTGTGCCAACTGGACCAGTTGCACCAGTCGGTCCCGTGTATCCTATACCAGTCATTCCGGTGAATCCAGTCGGGCCAATGATTCCAGTTGGACCCGTGAATCCGGTAAAGCCAGTGAAGCCCGTTGGACCAGTGAAACCGGTGAATCCAGTGGGACCCGTGCGTCCGGTGAATCCGGTCGGACCAGTCTTACCAATATCCACTGCAACTTGTTTGATATTGATCGCGACCGATGGACCTGCAGGAGTCGAACCATGGGCACCAACGCCGAACGCTACAGCACTCACGTTTGCAGACGGCGAATATGCCGCGATCTCAATGTAATCGCCCACATTGAGAGAGTATAAATATGGAACCGCCACTAAAGATGCGGCAGATGTGTTAGATGGAACGAGCAGACCACCGTTTGTCGAGGGAACATCTACACCATTGACACGTAGCCAGGTGTATGCGTTCGTTGGAGTTGCGTTACTGTTTGCAATCTGAATCGATGTAATGATTTCGTAGATTCCCTGCACTTCAATGACGATACGCGTAGTGTACGTCGGATCAATATGCGTTCCTTGTTCAAAATAGACCTGATCATATGGAAACACGATCGTTGATGACGTGATGTCAATACTGGTCGAGTACCCATAGCTGGATGCAACGTTTGTACCGGACGCCATCGGACCCGTTGGACCAGTAGCCCCAGTTGGACCGGTGTTTCCAGTCGGGCCAGTCCAACCTGTCTGACCTCGCAGTCCTCCGTAGGGAAGTAAGTTCCATGAACGGATCCCGTCACCAATTTTAAACAGTTCAGTATCAGTTTCAATTCCCATTTCGCCCTGTGCGAGCAGGGTGTTGGCCGACGTCCATTGGGACGCCAGACCTCTCCGAAATTGGAGTTGTATAAATGGCATCTACGCTTATGTCTTTATCAGAAAATGCTGCCACAATCGAGAACGGGACCCTGTGAATAGGTCTGCGTTGGGCCACCTCCGTCAAAGATGATGGATGCGGAAGGTCCAACATAGGGAAGATTGTTCCAGGTATGAATTCCATCGCCGATTTTCATCTGACCCGTATCGGTCACAACGCTGGGTTCTCCCAACGCTAAGATGACAGTTGAGGCAGTCCAAACTGCTAGCGAATCTTTGCGAAGTAAAAATTTAACGTTCGTGGTACCACAGTTCGCCATTATTAACAAACAACAGTTTCTGATGTCCCCGCATCGAGGACAAGATCCCCATTTCCATCCAGCACCTCGCAGAACTCGTCGGATGATGTCCCTGCATCGAGGATCGGATTGCACGCTGCCACAACCGCTGCACACACGCGTTCGCACACACCTGACAATGAGAGTTCAAGCACACCGTTGGTGAACCCAGACGTATGCGGAGTTTCACGCAGAACGTACCCAGGGTTACCGTAGTGGGCGTTGACTACTGCACGTCTACGCACCTGTTGCGTAAACATGGACGCATCACGACCAGATGAAAAAGATCGTTGTTTTCCTACTGAAAGAGGTGGGGGAAAGAGGTGCACTTCGGGAGAAAGCGGTGCATTCGCTTGGGCCGTTATGAATAAATTTGCGACGACCAGTGCCATCAACGCACTGGCAATGAAGTTGATGTTCCACATTACTCGAAACCGAGATTAAACCAGCGAACGACCTCCGCTGCATCACTGTGTCCCTCACCATGCTCATTCATCAGCTTCTCGAAGCGAAACTTGATTGCTTCCGGATTACGCTCGAGACGATCCGCGATCTGCTCGAAGGTCATGCTGTTATGGCGACGAAGGTGTACCATCTTTCGCTCATCCTTAACAGTCCAGCGACGTCCATTGTTCGTGTGCTCAACCACTGTACGCTTGGAACGAGTATGCATCTTGTTGTAAGACGGTCTTTACCGTCGTGCAACGAGATTCGTTTTTGGAGTGCCGCAGGAAGGGATTGAACCTTCGACCTACCGCTGCTTTGCAACTACAAAGCGGGTGCTCTACCACTGAGCTACAACGGCTATACGAGCTGTGGGACTCGAACCCACGCGACTTGCGTCAGCAGATCTTAAGCCTGCCTCCTTAACCACTCGGACAAACTCGTGAATACGCTTAACGGGAATCGAACCCATGCATTCAGAATGGAAATCTGACAGTCTACCACTAACTTATAAGCGTTCAGGGGTTTCCCCCACTCTACTCCTTCTTGGCTTCTGTAAACTCATTTCGCAACTTCATCAGGATAACACCCAACATGTTCTTACCCTTCCATTTCTTCGGATCCTTCGCGTCTGCGGTCTCCGATGATGTGCCAATACCCCAGTATTTGTCACGCGGGTTCGCCTCACCGATCTGACGATCTCCGGTTGCCAGCAGCTTCTCGAGCAGTCCATGCTTCGGGTTGACGAACTTAGCACGAACACCCTTCTCCATGATCTGATCCTTCGCATCATCCCACGTTGCAGCACTAAAGTCCTTCACCTTCTTACCGAGGGATTTGACTGACTTGGCTTCGGTAAACTCCTTGTTACGCGGAGGCTTCAACATCTTCTTCGCAGACTCTGAATCCTTGCCTTCGAACATCATCGCCTTCGACCACTGGAAGTAATGTTCTACCGTAGGGAAGGTTACGCCATCCACTTCGAAGGGTGCGACGAACATATTGCTCATGTAGCGATACTCACCCTTGCTCTCGTCCGCCCCGTAGAAGAGAATCGGTGGGTCAACAGGCGGCTTATCATCAACCTTCTTGATGAGCTTGTGTCGCACGGCCTTCTTCGGTGCCTCGGCAGCCACTGGCTCCGGCACGTCTGCAGTAGGCATCTCAATCACTTCGGCCTTCTCTTTCGGGGCTGCACGCTTAAACACGAAGCTGCGGTGAAGGAACGAGAATGCCTGATGTTCCTGTGTCAATGTGATCGCGGTTTGCTTTGCGTAATGATCGGAGAACATGGTTGTTGTTACAAGCTCGTATCCAGCTTCTGCCATAAGCTCGGTTACCTTTCCGAAGGGAACGAGTGCTTCATCCATTGCCCTCTCGAAGCTCTCCAGCTTCACTGAAATCATCTGACCGAACTCCTCACGCCAGGTGTCTCCGTCCGTATAAGCCTTCGTGATCTCACCGAAGACCTGACCATCTGCACGGAACAAGGCACTCTTCTTTCCGAGGAGTGCGGAGTATACAGATGCCCCATCCATACAGGTTCCGAAGAACACACCCTTTCCGTGGTCGGTGAGGTTCTTGAGGAAGATCTTGAATGTCTCCTCAGACGAGCATGCATAATGCATCGCCATCTGGCAGGAGATCACGTCGAACTGAGTCAGTCCCGCAAACTGTTGGAGATATGGCGTCGGTGCAGTTTCTAGACCCGCGAGGATGCGAATGTACCGATTGTCCTGCTCATAAAGAGGCTGCGTCATATCACCGACAATGAAGAGGGCGGGAGGTAGATGATCAGCCCTGCTATCCTCCTGATAGCGGAGGTAGCGAACACATGCACCCTGAACGGGGGAGTTGAGGTTTCCGGACGAAATGTCCATACCAACAACGCGGCTAGGCTTTGTCTCCTTCCATTTCAGAAGGTCACCACCACGTCCCATCGCTAATTCAAGCAGAGTCGAGCCGGGCTTGACAACCTGAGTGAAGAGTGCAGCCTTGATCTTGTTATGGAAGGCATAGGTGTCCTTCAACACACGGTCGCGAGATCCGAGGTCATCGCGGTAATACAGATCGTCCTCGAACGTATCGTCGGGAGGATTCGAGACGCATGTTGTTAGCATCTCTTCTGTGACCGGCACGTGAATGTTCGTCCAGATCGAGTTCGCAGTTGCGACGTCATTACCGAACTGCGGCTGGTGGAGGACGCGGTATTGATACGTCTTGTCGTAACGAGTGCGGAGAATCGTCCAGCGGTCATGGTCTACATCACGAACACACTCGATGATTGTATTGTCCTCCACACGCTGCCCCGCACTGTCAACCGGCACGCCCTTCGCATCGAGGGGAATCATGATGTGGTACGCGTCGGGATTGCGAGGCACAGATGGTTGGAACACGCCAGGAACACGGTCGCGAGTCTCGGCGAGAACTTGGAGTTCAGGAGGAAGAGTCGGTGGCTTGTATTCGCCTGTCATGGTTTCGCATGGGTAGACGATGTCAAATCCGCGAGTGCGACCGATATACAACTGTCCCTTGAACACTCGCTGTTTCAGCACAGTGTCGAACGTCTCGCCTGGCTTGAACTTGACAAGGAAGTCAATGCTGTTCTGGTCAGCAGGCTTCCACTTGTAGACAGTCGTCCAGGTGTTTCCCTTGCGGTCAGCGAGCGGTGCAACGGGAGACACACGAGGTGTGAAGATCAGACCGTCCGTATGATACTCGAACTTAGTGTTCAGCATCGTGGTGATCGCCTCCTCCATCGCAGGCCCATCGCCTGCGAGGAACAGCTTGGTCTCTACGCGAAGAGGGCGGCCAGACGGGCTTGATGAGAAGTCACGACGCAGGTCTGCGACGAACTCCCTGGCACAGCCGATGCGAGACGACATAGGATTCGCGATGACATCCTCATCGGTCGTAAAGAGCGGAAGACGAGTCGTGTTCTTTCCACGGAACGAGTAGACATCAAAGATACAGAACAGGTTCTTGTCTTCGAGGTATTCACCGTCGATGACATCTCCGATGTGGCTGTCCTTGACTGCCATGATACCTGTCCACGTGATGCCACCGTTGGGGCGAATCATCAACACTCGCTTATCACGCATGACCATGATAAAGCATCGTTGTCCGTCGGCTTTGTTTGTTACCGTGTAGCCGGAGAGGATGTTGTTCGGACGGTCAGCCCGGATATGGCGGCGTTTCATCGTGACTGGGTTCAGGAACTTCTGACCACTTGAATTGAACTCCATCGTGTATCGCTTGACGTCAGAGGATGGGAGGAGAAATGACGATCCCTGAAAAGCGACGAGGAGATACTCGATGTGGACGAGCAGCGACTCAACGATCGCCTTCGGGTCAGCCTTGCGGTTCAGGACCTCGACTTCCAGCTCATACGCCGGGTTCTGACGCAGGATCTCCGAGAATGCCTTCATTCCCTTTGACTTCGACTTGACCAGTGAGAAGTCGATTTGAAGAAGACCGTCCTGGGTCTTCCAGCTCTTGCGGTTCAGGACTCGAACGTGTGAGATCGGGTCCATCGCGGAACCGGTGAAGTCCCTGCGGACCTCTTCCTCCTTACGAAGCGTGAAGCGGATTCCTGAGTCGGGTATGTCGACCATGTCATCATGCTCGCCGTGACCTCCGAAGTAGCGTGTCTTGCGTTCGACCTTCACTTGTGTTCCCTTGAAGCTATTTGTAGTACAGACCTTGTGGATGTTCTCCGCCCCGTTGACGACGACACGAAGTCCGTCTGGATAGGAGAAGGTGGCATGTTGCGTCTCGACTGCGGAGCCAGCCGAAAAGCCTTCGATTGTCTTGATGATTCGATCTGCGATGTCTTTTGTTTGGATTTGTCCAGAAAGGACCTTGCATTCAAGCTCAGCATTGCTGTTCTTGACGAACGTTGCAAGGTAGTCAAGGTCCCCCCGTGCACGTGACGAGAGAAGAGATTCCATTGCCCTTGTAAATTCCTCGGATTATGTTATTCGTTTTTAACTGCGATAAGCTGCTCCATACCCTCCTTAGTGAGTTTGAGTTGAGGACCAGCGGCAAACATCTGCTCAATCAGCCCCGTGAACTCCGCAGCATAGCTGTCTAACCGACTGAGCGATGCACCGGTGTCATATGTACAGGGAACGAAGTCACCTGGTTCGAAGACCGGGTCTGGAAGCGGAGGTTGATCCTGGATCATCGCTTGGGCCGATTCATATTCCTTGTACTCCTGCGTGTCGCCGTACATGACGAATCGCTTCTCCTCTCCGAATGCGACGGATGTGGGAACTGAAATGTTCTCATCGCGAGGTTCGCGAGCGGAGAGAATGGCGTTGATTTCATCGTCGGTTAGAGGGAGTGCTGACACATCGAAGATGACGTCCATTTACTCCTTTCTTAGACTCTTCCTAGCCCGTTCGTCCGCATCCATTCGACTGCGTTGATCTACGTAGAATGCGACAAGACGCTCCATCTCTTCAATGCAGGTATCGGGAAGAGACTCGGACGACACAAGAACCCCGCTCTGTGTCTTCGTATACTCCTCGGTGTATCGCTTGATAATGGAAAAAACCTGGGCGTGTTCATGGACATCTAACCCATCGATTTGTTCACGTAATTTGTCTTTTCTAGCCCTGTTCATTTGTTAAGCGGCAGGAGGTTTCGCAAGCTTCTTACGACGCACAGGATCTGCGACCTTTGCGATCTCGGCGGGAACCGTCACAACACGCTTCTCAGACGTCTCGCCCGTCGGTGCACCGATCATCGGTTCAACAGCCTCTGTTGTTCCCTCCACGATCTTCTCGACCTGAGGATTGATCACACTCGTCAGTGTACCGAGAACAACGATCGAATCATCACCCTGCTGGAATCGGCAGCCGACAACCTTGAACTCAACCTGCTGCTTCTCCTTGACATCCTCGAAGCCATCGTTTCCGAGATGGAGGTCGCGAGGCAGAAGAACCTTCATCGGTGCCAGCTCTGCATGGATACCGATCTTACTACGAAGTGTGACCTCTGCATGGAATGTCTGTCCGGGGTGCGGCATACAAATGTCCGCCTGAAACTTGACGACATAATCAAGTCCGCCCTTGATGAAGTTTACGCGACCGAGCGAGTGTTCAACGATCGTGATGCTTCGACGCTGCACAAACCCCTCTGGGATACAAACACCCTCGTATTTCATGCGGAGTTGTGCTAGAAGGCTGACGTGGATATTACGTTGGAGGTTCGGGGCGTTAATATGAACTGAGCGAGTAAGTTCACGACGCTCAAATACAGGGTCCATATGACTTGTCTTACTGTCAAGATTGTGTAAATCCGACCACATTCGTTTTCGTCCTAAACTCCTCTACTCATAACACAATGGCTAATCTCACTCACCCGGAGTTGGCAGAGATTCGTAATGAGAATCTCCCCATTGCTTCGCTCGAAGCATTGAAAGAGTTGCGTAACAAGTTATGCGACAATGCTTCGTCCGAGTATACCCTTCAAAGTCATCAGAAGTTCCTGCGTCGCGTTGTGTCACCGGACAATCCATTACGCAATCTCTTGATGGTCCATGGCACAGGGGTGGGTAAGTCTTGCACCGCGATTCAAATTGCGGAAGAATACATCTTACGTCCCGAGTTCCAGGAGAAGAAAGTACTTGTTGTCGCCGGACCCGCAGTCCAGTCAAACTTCAAGACGGAGATCTTCGACATTAACCGTGTGTCTCTCGACAAGACGCAGACACTCCTATCTTCAAAGCAATGCACGGGTCGCCGTTACCTCGACATGCTGATGCGAATTGAGTCTGAGCCGAAGCAATGGAATGTCCCCGATACTCGCATTCGTCTCGGCACCCTTGCGGATCGTATCATCAACGAGTTCTACGAGTTTATCGGATACAGCACGTTCGGTGCGTTGATCAATCGCAAGCTGCTTGAACTCAAACCCGCAGAAGCAGAGAAGTGGATCCACGAGACATTTGATAATCGACTGGTGATCATTGACGAAGCCCACAACCTTCGCGAGGGCAGCTCAGAGATGAAGACAGTGTCCACTGGACTTGAAAGTCTCGTGAAGATGGCGAACGGTCTTGTACTTGTTCTCCTTACAGCTACGCCGATGTATGATAGTCACGAGGAGATCATCTTCTACATGAACCTGTTCCTCTGGAATGACCGGAAGCAACCCATCACCAAGAAGATCGCTGCGTCTGACTTTCTCCTTCCGGACGGTTCAATCAAGGCATCAAAGGAGCAGGAGTTCCGAGACTGGGCCCAGAACTACGTATCCTATGTCAAGGGCGAGAACCCCTTCACATTTCCTTTCCGGCTCCCCGCGGAGGATGTGGATGGATTACCTACACCTCTGACTGGATTCACTGGACTTGATATCGGACCTGCGACGCAGCTGAAATACTTGACGGTAACTCCGTCGACTGTGACAGGAGGACAGAAGAAGGTGATCGACGGAACAAAGGCGAAGGAAGGTGATGAGGAAGCCCGTATGGCGTTAATGATTCCCACGATCAGCGTTCTGCCCGAGAACCGTGACTTCGCAGAAGTGTTTAGGAACAATGCAGGTCAGTGGAATTACATCGGTGAACCATGCTTGACACCCGAAGCCCTTCCAGGAGTCTCTGCGAAGTTTGTCAGCATCATTAAGACGATTCAGTCGTCGAAGGGTGTTGTTCTCGTCTACTCAAACTATGTTGAACGCGGATCTCGTCTGTTCGCAATGGCATTGGAGGAGCATGGATTCTCGCCTGCGAGTGGACCTCCTCTTCTGGGAAACCCAGCCTATAAGGGAAAGTCAAAGGGCGAGTACATGTTGTTGAGCAGCGAAGTCTCGACTGCCCAGACAAATGCCCTTCTTCAATTAGCCAGGTCAGACCGTAACGTCAACGGTGAAAAGGTTCGCGTGATTGTCACCACGCCCCGTATTTCAGAGGGCGTTAACTTCCGCTATGTTCGCCAGGTTCATATCCTCGACCCCTGGTGGAACATGAGCCGAATTGAGCAGGTCATCGGTCGTGCATTACGCACATGCAGTCATCAGGCGTTACCTTTCGAAGAGCAGAATTGCTCTGTCTATCTCCACGTAGCACGCTCTGATACCGAACACGAATGTTTTGACGAATACACCTATCGCACAAAGGTTGAGGAAAAGGGGATCAAGATTGCGAAGGTGCGTCATGTCCTCGAAGAGTCGGCGATGGACTGCCCCATTCAGGTTAGTTTGAACACGCTTCCGAACGACTGGAAGAACCTCGAAATCCCCCAACACAGGTCCGAAGGCGAAGATGTGAAGATGACGTTGAAGGATATGCTAGCCCCCGTGTTCTCGGAAGGTGAACCCGCACAGTGCCGCGTCAGACCCTCGCAGCCCGAGGAGTATGTTCGTCCGCTGTCGACCTATTTCGACGTTCGTGATGAAGTCTTCGTGAAACTTGGAAAGATGTTCCTTGACAAGCCCATCTGGGACCGTGCGGAGTTGTTCGCCTACCTGAAACAGTATCAGAAGGAAGTCGTGATCTTCTTATTGCAGAACGCGATTCGGACTGGGTTCAAGTTTAAGGATCAGTTCGGTCGTCCGAGTCTGTTACAGTCACGCGGAGACCTGTATACGTTAGGACCCGTCGGCGTTGAGAATGGTACGATCATCGAACGCACGACAAAGGCACCGACACGCGGTGAAGCACAGCTTGAAGAGGTGGCAACCGAATCAAAGCCCGTCACAGATGTGCCGGAGTTAGAGCCGTTGATTGCAGCCTTGCCATTCGACGAAGAGACGAAGGCGAGGTTCACAGCAGTGTTACCTGGGTATGTGTTCGATCATTCGCTGTCACGAGAACAGAAGATCAAGTATCTGCGTTCGGGTCCGCCACTGATGTTTACCGAGCGACTCAAAGTTCCAGGCACAGATATCCTGGTTCTTGGTCGCGATGAATACGACCCACCGGACCCGATCGGAGAGGATCGCACAGCCGTGAATGCCTGGATTAAGGAGCTTGAAGCGAAGTATGCGGCTGACAACGACAAGATGATCGGAACCATCAAGGATGGTAAGTTCGCAATCGGGAAGTTCGAGATCAACGGCGATGCATTCGTGCGTATCCATGGAACGAAGCGTGATGTCCCGATTATCTGCGGCACAGGCAGCAACAATAAGGAGATGGTCACGAGGCTGGGACTCTACACCGATGAAAAGAAGATCGGAATCCCGAAGGTTCCGTCAAAGTCAAACTGGACTCGATGCGAATACATGGAATTGCTCGCACGAGAGCAGCACAACATCGTGTGGTATACGCCAGAAGAGATGGAGGTGTTAACAAAGCTCAAAAGTCTTCGTCAAAGCTGATCTCCGCACCGGAGGTGGCACGTGAATAATCTGAGACCTTCTTCTCAAAGAAGTTGGTCTTGCCTTCCAGACTGATCAGATCCATGAAATCAAACGGATTGTGAGCACCAAAGATCTTAGGCGTGCCCAACTGGACCGCAAGACGATCCGCCACAAACTCAATATACTGCGACATCATCTTCGCATTCATGCCAATCAGCGAGCACGGCAGAGCATCGCAAATGAACTCCTTCTCCAACTCCACCGCCTCCTTGATGATCTCGTGAACCGTGTCCTCAAAGATCTTTGGTTTCAGCGTGTGGAACAAGGACACGGCAAACTGCGTGTGAAGTCCCTCGTCGCGAGAGATCAGCTCATTGCTGAACGTCAGACCAGGCATCAGACCACGCTTCTTCAACCAGTAGATGGAGCAGAATGCACCGGAGAAGAAGATTCCCTCAACACATGCAAAGCCCACCAGGCGAGTCACAAAGGACTTGTCAGATCCCATCCACTTTAACGCCCACTCAGCCTTCTTTTCAATGCAGGGGATAGTGTTGATCGCGTTGAACAACTTATCCTTCTCCTCCTCGTCCTTGATATAGGTGTCAATCAAAAGAGAGTAGGTCTCCGAATGAATGCCCTCCATCGCATTTTGAAAGGAGTAGAACAGCTTGACAACCTGCGAATCAACTTCGCCCTGGAAACGAGTCACGAGGTTCTCCATGACGATTCCATCAGAACCGGCGAAGAATGCTAACACGTGAGTTACAAAATGCTTCTCATCTGCGGTAAGCTTTTCCCAGTCAGCATGGTCCTTTGAAAAGTCAATCTCCTCCGGTGTCCAGAAAACCGCTACGCTCTGCTTGTACATCTTGTACAGGTGCTGCTCAGACGGCTTGATCGGGAACAGGGTGAACGACATTGTATATATAGCAGAGAAACCGCCTAAACGAGAAAGTATGGTGTAGACACAATGAGTAGTACAACAAATTATCAGTCGTATCTACCCTATGTGTTTCGACCCGTATACACATATTCAAACGGGGCATTCACTACGACGATCAACTTAAGCAACATCAATACGATGTCAGCGAACATCGCGTCGTTTGGTCAGGTGAACATTGGTGACAGCAACGCGAATGTATATATTGGTTGCAACGCTGGAAACAGTCCATCAAATGCAACTGCTTACGTAACGTCGAATAACTCAAGTCTCGGCGTAAACTCGGCTGCGGGGGCATGTAACGTGCTCAACTCGGTGTTCGCAGGCACGTTTTGCGGTGCGAATGTTCAGAATATCTCGAATTCATTCTTTGCCGGATACTTTGCTGGGTTTTCAAACACATCCAATACAAATTGCATATTCATCGGGGCATCGAACTCAGTCAGTGTTAAGAACACGAGCAATTCGATTAATATTGGAGGAAACTCAACCTCTGTAACGAGCAATTCGTGGAATATCTTTATCGGAACCTCGAATAGCAATGGCGGGTCGAGTAACATCATGCTCGGTTCTCTGTCAAGTAATGTCGGCTCTAGCAACATTATCATTGGCAATGGATCCGTCAGCCCTGCGTCTGGAAATAACAATGTGATTTTGGGAGCTAGCGTGGCACCTCCGTCCTATACTCTTGCAGATGGAACAACTGTGACCATTCCTTCGGGATTCAGCAACAAGTTCTTTTTAGGAAAGGGTAGCAACATCTTGATGGCCGGTGATTTCTCAAATAAGGTTATCTCGATTGGGACAACGAACACAAGTGTAAATACGTGCAATTCAGCGTATCCGAACTTTACATTGAGTAACATCTCGCTTGATGTTGGTAACTATGCACGGTTTCAAAAGGGTCTGTCAATCGGCTGTGATCCGGGAACATATACGCTCGACGTCAACGGACAATTCCGTGCCACAGACGGTTGGGGGCAGATCGCGTTCTCGAACAATTTCAACAGTACTGGATTTAGCAACTCGTTTGTTGAGATGAAGCCAGTGTATCCTGGAGGTACCATGACTGTGAACGTAACTGGTCAACTGCTTGTATCAAGTAACGTAGTCGTGTCTGGGTTGACGTCTTCTGCAGGATACTACACTGCAAAAGGTTCGGTCACAGCTACATCGACGATTTCAAACGTTACAAGGCCTGGTATGCTGATCATTGTACTGACAGATGGAACAACTATAAATTATTACACAACGACCTACATGATAAACAGTGCTGGGGCAAGCCTTACGAGTTATGCAACAAACTCGAATAGTGCATGGGTGTCGACGAGTGTAGCATCATCAAACGTGACGATTACGACCGGAACGGGTATCACGTTTCCTATTTATTACAACATCACGTCGTTCCCGACAGTCTAACCGTCATCTTGCGTATCGATACAGACGAAACACCTGAGATCGTCGAGATCTCTGCGAGACGTCCGCCTAGGACATGCGATACGACTCCGGCTACGATTGTCTTCGGAGTATGTTCCATCTCCGGCAGCTTGTTCAGAAGCAGTAAGACTGCATCGCGGTCTGTATCAGAGATGTTCAGGTCAGCACAGATTCGCTCTGCGATTCCCAGTTGTGTATTTAGGACACTCGACACTTCTCCACTGAATCGACTCAGACCCTTGCACATCGCACGAATGGATACGTGAAACAGTCCCGCAACCTCTTCATGTGTTCGCGTCGCATTGTGTTGGCGACACGCAGTAAACACCGCACCTGCCATCAATGCCCTGCGTGTTTCTCCACGTGACTTCCGTGCGTCCTCGACCTTCTTGAACAGCGAACATGCATCGTGAATGATCGCCTTCGGTAGACCGATGCGACTGCATGACGCCTGAATCGCGTCAAAGATACCCATCCACGATCTCTCTCCATGGCTCGAAAACGACCATGCAGAAAGTCTCGCAATTGACTTTGCTTCTTCCGACTGACCTGGAATCCTACGTCGCATCATCATCGACCCGTAGGAAGAATCGGGGAGTAGTTCGTTGATGATGCCACCTGTGCGGGACGGATCGTCTTCCGTGTTGGCGTAGACTCGCCATTCAGCCCCTTCGTCGACAATACTTCCCAGAATCGTTCCACAATCTGTGCAAACACGCTCCCCATCATCACACGAAACGGTTGCATGCTCACAGTTCATGAGACTTGGGTAATGTGTGAAGATGACTTTTCGTTTTCTCAAAAACTTGCTTTATTTCATTCAACGCCCTTCCATACTTTCCGAAGGCATATATCCGAAATGTGTCCCTGTCGTACGCCAAGAGACTTCGCAATAGAAGTCTGAGTTTCTCCCGATGCGTATCTGTTGCGGATATCTCGTATTTGATCATCTGTGTATTTTGCCGATGGATTTCGAGTTCCGGTTAATAATGTTCCGTCTCTTATTTTGTCGTCTAGATTGTTCTTTCTCGCCGTCCCAAGTTCGAGATGTGCCGGATTCACACATTTTCGCCCACAAGTATGTAGTACCCATAAGCCCGTTGTGATTTCTCCTTTCCACCGACTGTATGCAAATCTATGTGCATGTATACTTTTCTTCCCGATCGAAAACATGCCGTACCCATTCGGACTTTTGCCACCGGTCCATTCCCAACATTCGTTAACGTCGACCGGTCTATAAACTCTTTTCATGAATCTCTCTTCCATGGTATCCAGGTTATAAACATGGTAGAACTCATTTTCAGTTAGAATTCATATTCATGCTCGCCAATGTCAAAGGATCGTATGCCATAGGGCGATAGTTCGTGAGCAATGTGGGCCGTCCGCGATGTGTCTGCTGCTTTGTCCACGCAATCAGTAGGTATTCGTTGTTCACCGGCCAGACACTGAATCCAGACTCGGACAATGTAGCAATCAGATAGTCACGGGCTTCTGACAACTGAAACAGTGGATATCCAAAGACAAACTTCGGAATCTCGAACACAATGTACGGTGCGTCGGGTGAATGAATGGCCTGTTTTTTGATCTGGGCGTAGAGCTGTCCTAACACGGGTCGCATCGCTGACATACGACGTTCGCGTTGATTTTCTTGTTCTTGCCATACATCTTTAGCTTTCAGCATCGTTGTTCTTATCAACTAGAATGTTCCGCTCGATTGCACTCGGTGGTGGTGGAATTCGTGGGTTCCTGATTCTAGGGGCATTGAAAGAGATCGAACAACGACAGGGACTGGTTTTTCCAGATGGTATATACGGCTGCTCGGTCGGTGCAGTCATCGCAACAGGTATAGCGTTCGGCATGGGCTACAAACAGGCTGAGGAGATCTGTATGAAATATGTGAACACGTCGGGGTTTTTGCCTTCTTTTCGACATGCGACGATTCTCGCCTTCATGCAGAAAAAGGGTCTCTTTACGATGGATCTGATGGAGGAGTTGTTTCTGACAATCTTTGATGCTGCGAACATTGACCTGCGTGGAAAGGTGATATCGGATGCCCCGCAGAAGCTCTACATCCTAAGCTCAAACATTACGACACAGAAGCCGACCATGCTGACTGGTAACATTCCTATTCTCGCAGCATTAAAGGCATCCTGTTGTCTTCCCTTCATTTATCATCCCCAGGTGATTCACAATCAACTGTATCTTGACGGCGGTGTCTATGCGGAGAACATGTATGGTGTTGTCCCGAAAGGTACCCTTGTGATCGATATCGCACATATCAAGCAGGCTATCTTTCCATCTACTCTGGAGGCGTTTTCAATCTTTGACATGGTTCGCACATTGTGGGCAGGTCTTCGCTCCATTCGGGTTCACAACGATTCTCTGCGTCTGCACATTGACGGAATTCACATCCTCGACGAGTTGAAGGATGAAGACAAACTTCGCATGATTGAAGCAGGTCAGTTACAGGCGATGAGGTTCCTTACCAAGCGTCTCGCGAAGGAAGGCAAGGACAGCGTCCTTAGTGATAGCACGATTGAAGTCGTAGATTCCGTTTGACGTTTCAAGCTTGATTGTGGGGTAGCCCATGACCTCGTAGAGTGATGCAGTCTTCGGGTCCTTCTCTGCGTCGACATCCACAGGTTCAACCGTTGTCTTGCCAAACACAGGCGAAGTGTTCAGCTCTGCCTTGATCTTCTCCCACTCTGGCATGGCCTTCTTCGAGTGACCACACCAGGTTGTGTAGAAGAAATAGAGACGTCCCTTGTCCGCCGCAATCTCCCGCTTCGGCTGAGTCTTCCAGAAACGGTATGCGATCACTGCGAGGAGGAGGATGATAGCGGCTTCGATCCACATTGTTGAAAGAAGCGAGAAATTGTGCGTTGTTTTTCATACCAGATACGATAGGCTTCCTCAGCAGATACCTCCTCCTTGATCTGGATCCACGCGATATCCGTGGTCATGCGTTCGGGTTCATAAGGACGTGGATGAACTTCCATCCAACGACCTTGAAAACAGAGTAAGGGGTTATTCATTGATACTAAGAATAGTAGATAAGGGTAAATGGAAGCGGCGGCTAAGGCCGCACTGGCGGTTCTATTGAACTATGGAGTTCATTATGTGGCCATGACAGCCCATAACCAGATGTGCATGCCGCACACGCTGCGGGAGTTAGCCCAGGCGATGTTTCTGACTGCGAGTCCCGCATGTTCAGCATTGTTGACAGTGGGTCAGCATACTCAGAGTGCGTATGCGAGTGCGATTACAACAGGTGTCGTGACGCTGGCTTACACCTTCAGTCCGCCGCTCGGGAAACCGACCAGCCCGGCACCGATACCGAATCCAGCACCCGTGCGGGCCGACGCACCGACGCTCGGGGCGTAGATGTCCAGGATCGCGAACGTCGCAGTGGCAACCAGGGCGATCATGCCAACCTCAGACGCCTTGAGCGTCTTGCCCGGGAGGACATACGCGGCGATGGCCACGGCGAGGCCTTCTAACGCGTACTTGACCAGACGCATCACGAGGTCTCCCATATCAACACCAGACGGAGTGGGCTTAGGCTTAGAATCCATTTATCAAGACAGTGCGAAGATTTTTACAATCCAGAAGAGGCAGGGGTGTAAAACTTGTATCCGATCGCACCCACGCCAACAACCCAGATGGCCCACCACGGGATGAGGCCCGAGAGGAAACGAAGGACAACGAAGAACACCAGGGCATGGACGACGGCCGTCAAGATATCACCGTGCGTGCTTGAAGGCAGCGACAGAAGGACACCAGGCGTCAGGGCAACGAACAGCAACGCGGTCGTCAGGAGGTCATACATTTATACACTGCGTAGAAAGGACTTTCAAACTACTCAACATAAAGAGTAAATGCCTAGCACCCCTCACACTCTTCCGAAGACCGATGATGACGGAACTGCTGTTGACTTTTTGGATGAGGACCCCGAGATCCCGACGCAGAAGTATTGCATCATCTCCTTTCTCAGCCCTGAGAAGGTGATCAAGCAGAAGGAGCATTTCATGTTTGAGCGGTTCATCGAGTGGATGGACTATGAGTGGAAGATCAAGGGCATGGAGAAGTACATGGCGTTTCTCTCGAAGAAGTACGACCTCAAAATCGACGACCTCTTGAAGGACGCCCAGGACTTCGCGAAGGTTCACCACGAGGACGTGAAGAAGACGGACATCCACGAGCAGTTTGCGGTGTTCCAGTTGAAGAACGAGAAGGACTTGCAGGAGATGTATGATCAGAAGGTCGACTTCCAGACAAACATGCGTGGCGTCAAGGTCCGTCGTTGCTTCTCGACGGTCGAGGAGACGCAGATGTTTGCGAAGGTGTTGCAGCGTCGCTACCCGAAGGACAACCTGTTCATCGGTAAGGTCGGTGCGTGGCTGCCGTGGGACCCCTCGGAGCATCTGATGCCGGAGGTCGAGTATGCCGAGAAGGAGCTGAACGAGCTGATGCGGAAGTACAAGGAGAACGAGGTGAACAAGGAGATGTTCTTCGCCGATCAGCGTGAAGAGTCGATCAAGAAGCAGAAGGAGGAGAACGAGCGTCGTCGTAAGGCCAATGCGGCAGAGAAGGCATTGGAGGACGTGGTTGCGGATGCTTCGATGCCTGTTCATCCGTCGGAGGGGGTGATGCGTGAGTAAAATATTGGTTTGAAATAAGATGGCTGACCAGGAGGCGATAGCGGAGCGGAACATGGGGTTTGCATCGAACTTACCGGGTGAAAGGCGGGATGCCCGTGTTTACAACCCTTTTTCTACTAGGGGTGATACAAGTTCCACGATGGAGCTGAACCGTGAGAGGAATAAGGCGGCACGGGCTGCTCAGGCTGCTCCGGCCGCACCTGCACCTGCGTCAGATTCGATGATGGATGTTGTTTCGGGAAGGAAGAAGGCTGCCCCTGCTGCCCCTGCTGACCCAGATTCTATGGAGGATATCGCCGCCCGTCGTCGCAGCGAGCGGATTGCCGCAGCAGGACTCGCAAAGCAGCAACGCGAAGAGACCGCTGCTGAGAAGGCTGCATGGGAAGCCGAAGTAAAGAAAGAGGCTGCCGAAGGGAGGAAATATAAGAAGGCACTTGCAATCAGGGTTCGAAAGCTTCATGCAAAGGCAACTGTTCAGGAACTTCTCAATTTAGTGGATATCCTTGCTCGTGCAGGTGAGAAGTCGGCATCGGTTGAAGTCATGGCGATGGCAGACGAGAATGCAGAGGCTGAGGAAGAGGCTGAGGAGAACGATAAGATTCTCGTGATTGGGCTCACCGAGTTCATTGAGGAAGGAATTAAGCTCGGTGAAGGTCTTCGGTATACGGGGGACAAGAAGAGCAATGCTGTTTTACTCGCGTCTTCCCTTCTTGAAGAGATGGGTGCCCCTGTTCCAGAGGATCCTCACTTTAAGGATTTGAACTATGGTGGTCGTCGTCGCAAGACCAAGAAGGTCAAGAAGTCCCGCCGCAAGACCAGGCGGGGAGGTGCTGAGGAGCAGCCTGTTGATGCTAACGGCAATCCGGTCAAGCCTCTACGCGATGCTAATGGCAATCTAATCAACCCAAACCCCCCGAAGAAGGGCGGTCGTCATCGCAAGACAAAGCGTTCCCGCAAGACTCGCCGTTAATCCTTCTCCTTCCTGACCCACACAGAAGGACCCGCGTTCTTCTTTTTCATGGTTGCAGCGTTATACTCGTCGGCTGCAAGGATTGCGGAATGGAACGGTTGATTGTTCGCCCACAGCGATGAGTCGCACATCTTGAAGGGCGGGTGATCAGCAGCCTTATACCAAAACACCTGGTCTTCCAGCTTGTTTGAACTTACGTTATTACAAATCACCAGACACTCGAAGTTCTCAGTACACTGGTCCATAAACGTACAAAACATCTCAAACGTCGGAAACATACCTGCGTAATTCTCGTAGATCCTACGGCGATTACCCAAGATATTCTCACGAAGAATGAACACAAAGTCTACGTTCGTACGGAGGTTCGGTGTAATACCGAGCGGATACTGCATGGTGATGATTGTCATCATGTCAATGTGACGCCCGTTCATGAACACATATCGCGTAGACTCCTCCTTAATCCAGGTCGAATCGTAGAGACAGTCATCGAGAATCAGGAATGCCCTAGGGTCAATGCTCGACTGTCCACCTCCTGAGTTCTTCGCCTTATTGCGATTCTGTTTGACATTCATCTGTCGCTTGATCACATTCATCACGATCTGAGGCGAGTACTTATCATGAATAAATTTTGAAGGGACCATATGTTGAAAGAACTCGTTCGCAACCTCTGTACCTGAGATCACAGTTCCAACGGGGAAGTCCTGCTGAGTGTTATACAGAATATCACGCACCAAGAAGGACTTACCCGTGTCCTTCTTACCGATGACGACGATCATCGGACTCTTGCGAGAATCAATCTCACAACGGTCTTTTAACATGTTGATGTCGAACTTTCGCAACTGGAAGTTCATTGTTCTGACCCGCAGAAAGTGTTCCGCGTCTACTTACGATGTTTCATTACCAGCCCATACACACAATGGTGAAGGATTTGAGGACCCAAGCCGTCGAGTTGAAGCTTCATCGCTTGCAGAAGTTACAGGCAGCCGCATGGAACCTTACCCATGTTCAGCCGTTTTTCCCTTCTCTCGAACAGTTGTTCAAGACGGAGAAGTTGACAGCGATGTCTGAGTATGGTGTGAAGCTCCCAGAGGAGATCGACTCGGTTGTGGATGCGAATCATATCAAGACGACGAAGGGACAGACGGTTGAAGTTCATCGCAAGACGACGATGATTCTCAGTCCATTCAAGACCATGAAGGGTGAGTATTCCGCACTCAGTTTGCCGAAGCCCGCTGAGACTGCGAAGGGGTACTCGGAGCAGATGCAGAGTCCCCATACGGCTGCCTATGTGGGTGCGTTGGCGTCTGTTGTTCTGTCCGAGTGTCAGCACTTTCCCCGTGTCTACGGTGTCTACGCCGCAATGGCAACGAAGCACGAGATGGACATCTCGGATGATTATGAGGATCTCTGCGATCGCAAGTGGTTTGTTGACAACATCGGAAAGACGTTTGAACTGCGTCTGCGTTCGATGGGTGGAGAGACATTCACCCACACGCGTGGACGTCGTGCAGCCGTTCAGGTTGAGGATGATGAGATCAATATTGATACAGAGGACATTGATGCCGATCACGTCGATGAGCCGAACTCGTCTGGGGTTGTGGAGGAGTACGAGATTCCTACGGATTCCGAGTGCACGGACGAGGATGAGGACGATGATGTAGACGTGTTTGACATCGAGTCATGTACATGCGAAGACGATGAAGAGGAGGGTGAGGAAGAGGAAGGAGAGCCGTTTGCGTGGGCCACGTTCTCTGATGTTCCGGTTGTGACGACGGTGATGGAGAAGTGCACTGGAACATTTTACGATCTGTTGAAGACGTCAGATGACCCGGAGCGTCATACTGCATGGGTTGCCCAGATTGTGTTTGCACTTGCGTATGCCCAGCGTTCGTTCGGGTTTGTCCACAATGACCTCCACGGCAACAATGTGATGTATGTCCCGACGACGGAGGAGTTCCTGTATTACAAGCACCACGGTGTTGTCTACCGCGTTCCGACGTTCGGTGTTCTGATCAAGATCATCGACTTTGATCGTGCTGCGTTCTCGGTTCGTCTTACGGGAATGAAGGAGCCTCGCTTCTTCCTGAGTTCTCAGTTCAGGGGAGACGAGGAGGCTGCGGGTCAGTACAACGTCGAGCCGTTCTACACCTCGACACATCCGCGAATCCCGCTCAATCCCTCATTCGACCTTGCGAGGTTTGCGTCGGCGGTGTTCTGGGATCTGTTTCCGAATGGACCGAAGGAGGAGACCACACATCCACTGTTTGAGTTGTTCAAACACTGGACGTCGCTTCCCGATGGCTCATCCGTGATTTTCCGCAAGAAGGGTGACAATCACGACAGATATCATGGATTTGACTTATACAAAGCAATTACGAGGTATTTGAAGGAGTCAGGGGTGCCTCGACGCGAACTCGGGAAGTTCGGACAGTTTGTTGGGGCTGCACCTCTCACGGCAAGTGTTCTTGTGATTGCTGATTAACTTACTTGCCGACGGCACTGTACACCATCTTGTGCGTCAGGGACCACACGAGGGCGAAGACAACGGCGTGCGTCAGGGCAACCGTCGTGCGGGAGCCGCCCGGGGGCAGGGAGACAAGGATGCCAGGGGTCAGGACAAAGAACAGAACGGCGGCATAGAGAGACATGTACATTTTTATTATGAAGTTAAGAAAGTTTTAGAACGAGGGCTTTCCAGTGAACATGTCCTGAACAGCTGAAATGACAGGCTCTGCCGCCTCAGTCCCGCCGAGTGCATATAACACCCCGCTCGTCAGCACCGCCGCACCGCCGCCGACCTTTGTTGCATCCGACATGTCGATCGGCTGGTCCTTTCCACGACGGTCCATCACGTACAGAAGGATCGCGACAACCACAACTGCACCCACAATCATTCCATACGAATAGAGGTCGGACATTTGTTTCGGAGTCTATTTTTTTATACACAAACTCAAACGAGTTTATAGATTGAGCGACACTGTCTCCGATGGCTCGAGGTTCACCGACTCATCGTCTTCAGTATCAAACTCAGAATCATCAAGCTGGATGTCATCTCCAAGCGACAACGGCGGCGGCTCGTCGTCTTCCTCATCCTCATCAAACTGAACTGCCTTAGGCTCCGGGGCCTCAACGAGTGCAGGCTTGATGGCCGGCTCCTCCTTGACAGGCTCGGGCTCGGGAACCGGTGCGGGCGGAGGCGTGTTGTCCGTCTGGAAATACGCCTTGCTGATATCCTTCCATGGGATGAAGCTATCAATGACCTCATTCATCGCACCTCCAATCATCGTCTCGATGTCGCGACGATTGCGGGCCTGCTGCTCCGACGTGACTCCAACCGTCTTGAAAAGATAGGCAGAACTCCACGACTGACGGGCCGCGTGCTTGTAGAGCTGGTGAACGAAGGTATCAATCGACGGACGCTGGAAGTTGATCTCAACATGGGTCTTCTCCATCTGCTGTAACGTCGCGAACGCACGGATGTAACTGACAAATACACCGAGGAGAAGATCCTCCATGTACTCGCACTTTGACACAGTTACGATACGCTCGACCTCCTTCTTCAGTGTCTCGGGCGTCCACTTCGGGATCTGTGTCAAAAGGTTCTGAAACGTCTTCAGGATCTGGTCTGGCTGGCTGTTACGCTCACAGGCTGCCTTGGCGGAATCGTAGATACTCCACAGTCCGTCCGCCACATGAGGCACGAGCACACGCGTTAGATTCTCACGAAGGGTCTGCTTCACAAACTCAGTCCCCATTTATTTACATGCGAGTCAATGAGTTTCAGTAATAGGACGCATGCAGTTTGTTCTAGTCTTGATGATTCGAAACGAAGAGAAGATCTTGCTTCGCTGTCTTGAAGCTGTTTCAGACCTTGTCTCTGCGTTCTGTATCTGCGACACTGGTTCGACCGATTCATCATGTGAGATTGCTACCGAATTTTTGAAGACACATAAGGGATGCCTTACCCAAGAGACATGGAAGGACTTCGGTCACAACCGGACCCTGAGTTTCCAGAATGCACAGACGTATCTTAAGAAGGAGGGGTGGGATCTACCTAATACCTACGGCCTTCTCATTGATGCCGATATGATCTTCGTGGCGAATTCGTTGAAGACGACCAAGCTTGATCATGAGGGATACACGGTCGTTCAAAAGGCAGGTAACCTTGAGTATCCGAACACGAGACTTGTTCGCATGGACTACAATTGGAAGTGCAAGGGTGTGACCCACGAGTATTGGGATGGACCCACAAAGCACCTAGCATCTTCGGTGTGCTACATCGATGACCGTAATGACGGCGGTTGTAAGGCCGATAAGTTCGAGCGTGACATGCGACTCCTTGAGCATGGTCTTGAAGAGGAGCCGGAGAACGGTCGGTACATGTTCTATCTCGCCCAGACGTACAATGGTCTTGGAAAGTTGAAGGAGTGTATCGCTTTGTATAAGAAGCGAATCGCAGTCGGTGGTTGGGAGGAGGAGCTGTGGTATAGTCATTATATGATCGGCAAGTCATGGCTTGCTCTGAAGAACATTCCCAAGTTCGAGGAGTGGATGCTTCGTGCATATGAGAGGCGGCCGACTCGTGCTGAGCCGATCTACCAGTTGGCGAAGTATTTTCGCGATGTATCTCAGCACCACAAGGCGTATCATTACACGCAACTCGGTCTCTCAATTCCACTGTCTGCCGATGCCCTCTTCGTAGAGACGGATGTCTACAAGGGAATGTTTGAGTACGAAGCCTCGATTCTGCTCTTCTACATCGGTCAGGCCCAGAAGGGTCTCGATATGTCAGTTCGCTACATGCTGAACGACAGGCAGCATATGGAGAGCGTCTACAACAACCTGCCGTTTTACATTGATCCTCTTCCGTATTCATCCAAGGCCCACCCGATTGCACGCGATGTGTTCGGAGAGGACTATCACCCGACATCTGTCTCGTTGTTCCGACTCAATGGAAAGACGATGCACAATGTGCGATTTGTCAACTACGTGATCAATCCGCAGACGGGTAGCTATCTCATGAAGGAGAACGGGATTGTAAGTGAGAATTACAAGGTCAGGACTCAAAATGCCTTCTACGATCCCGAGACGGGCGAGGTTGTGAAGATGCGAGATGACTCAGTCACACTCCAGCGACGCGATAACCGTATTGTGGGTCTCGAGGATGTTCGCGTGTATACGAATGCCTCTGGGACTCTGTGCTGTACGGCAACCTCGTGGGAGTACACCGAAAAGATCCGCATCTTTCAGTCTGTATATGACCCGATTCAGGGTCTATATTCGGACTGTCGTATTCTGAACTCTCCGGGAGAGCAGGAGTGTGAAAAGAACTGGTTACCGATTGATGTAACGGATGATGTGATCTATCAGTGGAATCCTCTTCGAGTTGGAAAAATCAACGGCAATGACCTTGCGATTCATACGCATCATGAGACACCGTGGTATTTCAAGCATTTCCGTGGTTCAGCCGTTGCGTTCCAGCCACCGCAGCACCGCGGAGAGACGTGGGCACTTGTTCACACAGTTGAATACTGCCAACCTCGCAAGTATTTCCATCTGTTCGTGCGAATGGGTGAGAACTACAAGGTAAAAAGTATTAGTCGTCCGTTCGTGTTCCGGGCGAAGACGATTGAGTATTGTATTGGATGTCAGCCTGACCGTGCATTCACGACTCTGACCTGTGTGTTTTCCACCATGGATGATACACCTCGTATCATGGAGATTCCCATCTCTAGCCTCGAGTGGATTCAAGTGTAGAGGTGACGCCATGACTCGTTGATTCCCGTTGTTGTGTCCTTCAGAATGTGACGGGCTGTATCCACATCGATTGTGCAGGGCAGCGTGATCTTCTTGTAGAACACATACTCCTTCGCAGTGTTCTCGTCGGCGATTCGGAGAAGATTGATGCGTGTCACCAGCGACTCAACCGATCGAATCAAATTACGAACGCCCTCTTCCTCCTTACTGAAATCCTCAATCAGAAACTTCACTGCCTCATCTGTCAGAGTCAACTGGCTCGTCAGCTGAACGCGTTCCAGGATCTGCGGCCAGATGTACTTCGTCAGAATGTTCTTCTTGTCCTCGGCATTGTAGCCTGAACAGGTGATCACCTGCATACGGTCTCGCAGAATCGGATGGACCTTCGACTCATCGTTGAACGAGAAGACGAAGAGACACTGGCTCAGATCAAAGTCCACACCTGCGAAGTAACGGTCATGGAACTGGCTGTTCTGCGACCTGTCTGTCAGGTGGATCAGCATGCTCACGATTTCATCACCATGAGCAGTCGTCGATACCTTATCCAGCTCATCAAAGTACATCACTGGATTCATGCAGCGAGATGTGATCAGGGCATCTGCGATACGACCGCACATCGATCCCTCGTAGGTGAAGGAGTGACCCACAAAGTTCGCAGCATCCGATGATCCACCGAGAGAGAAGAACTCGAACGGTCGCTGAAGAACCTGGGCAACACCGTTCTTGGCAATGCTCGTCTTACCCACACCAGGTGGTCCCTTCAGGGCAATCACATTGCCCAATGAACCCGGGCTGGAAATCCACTGTGCCAGCGTCTGCATAATCTGTGTCTTAGCCATGGGCATACCGTACACGGCCTTGTCCAGCATGTCGCGTGTATTCGACAGGAACTTGGCACACGGCTCAGGTCCATCAGACAGCTTGACCGGAAGAGTCACCATCTTACCGAACGGGATGCGAAGGAATGACTCGACCCATGAGCGAAGCTTGTATCCCTCCGAACCATCCATCTCATTGAGAATGTCGATCTTCTTGATCACACTAGCCTTCAGGGAATCGGGAATCGGGAGTTCAAGTACGCGGAACTTGAACGGGATGTCACCCTCGTTCACAAGACCAGAGATACGCTTCATCTGCTCGTTGAGCTTACGCCTCTTGGACTTCGACAGGTCACCGTAATACTCCTCCTCGTCCTCGTTGAGTTCGATGCTAGGAGACTCCGGCTCACGCTGCTTGCGACGACCCGTTCCATGATTACTGCCGTCGACATACTTCTTCATGAGGTGGGAGATGAACTCGTCCTCTTCCTCCTCGGACTCAGGCTCGGACTCGGACTCAGAATCCTCCATGACAAGCTTGGTCTTGCTATCGACGTTGGTATGGATGTGAAGCTTCACGGACACAGTCGACCCCTTAGGCAGCTTGATGACGGGGACATCTTCTTCCTCTTCTTCCTCATCTTCCTCTTCCTCTTGCTCTTCCTCTTCCTCTTCGTCGATGTCAGGCTCGTAGTCTTCGTCTTCCGAGGATGCCTCCGACTCTGGGTCAGATTTCAGGGTCTCATCCTTGACCCAGGTTGTCCTAGACTTGAGCTTTCGAAGGTTGTACTTACTCGGCATCTTGCTGCCTCACAAGTAAAAAAAACGAAACTTATCCGTTTTTTGATTGAGTATAACAATGAGTGACCTCGAGGCGATTAAAGAAGTCGTGGACAGGCAGACTGAAGCACTTGCACTCAAAGACGCGGCTGACCCGGCGGTTAAGAAGTCAACAACTATTGTCGAAGAGTTTCTGAAAGCCCATAGGGTCTTATGTTACGGTGGCACGGCGATCAACAACCTCCTTCCCGCAAAGGACCGATTCTATACCCCGAGCGAGGTACCGGATTATGATTTCTTCAGCGAGACCCCGCAAGAACATAGTGTGATCATCGCAAACAAGCTATCGGCGGCTGGTATCGAGAACGTCGAAGTGAAGCCAGGTATTCATCTGGGAACCTACAAGGTCTTCGCAGACTTTCACGGCGTAGCAGACATCACACTCTTAGCCCCCAAGGTGTTTGACAATCTGTGGAAGGAGAAGCTGAACCGTCACGGCATTCACTACGTTCCCCCGAACTTCCTTCGCATGTCGATGTACCTGGAACTCAGTCGTCCCGATGGCGACATCTCTCGCTGGGAGAAGGTCTACACACGTCTGATGCTTCTCAACAAGCACTACCCGATCGTATGTAGGGATACGATTGTTCCGCCAGAGGAGATGTCGATTGAACAAAAGAAGGCGGCGGTTTCGATGATGAAACAACACGACGTTGTGATGATCGGATTTTCAGCAATGACGCGATATGAGAACAAGGCCCACTGGTATACGCCTCTGACACTGTTGGCAGAGAAGGAGGTGATCGATCAGGTGAGCAAGGGTAAGAAGACGCTTGAACACGAAGAGACGGAGATCATGCCTCGTCGCGTAGATGTACTCGACGAGAACGGTGGGATCTTGTATCAGTTCTATGAGACTCAGGCATGCCACAGCTATCATACGACTGGGGATGGACTTAAGATCGCAAGTATTCCCACTCTGTTGCAGTTCTTCTTAGCGTTGATCTATTCGGGCGAGCCTAAAGACGAGGTCACTCGCATTCTCTGTGTTGCACAGCGTCTGATGGAGTTGGCGGCGAACAAGCCGAATCGTACTCTCGCACTCTTGACCCCAACATCATGTCTAGGTAAACAGCCGAGTTTACTTGAATTACGTCGTGAACGTGTTGATTTGTTTAAGAAGATCAATAGTAAGTCATCGCCCGACTTCGTCCAGTACTTCTTCACCTATAATCCGAAGGCGAAGAAGACAGAGCGGAAGAAGATTAGGGAATTACTGAAGAAGACCAGGAAGGCCAGAATGGATGTTTAATTGGGAGTAGGGATCGTGTTCGGGATTGTCACAGAGGTATTTGCTAGGTTCTTTGTTACGCCAGGAGTCAGACCGAACGGTGTTCCAGCGACAGGGACGCCATTAACTCCACACTCTCGCAGACCCTTCTGAACCTCGAGGATGAACGAATAGCTATTCTGGATTCCCTTCGAGCGATACGCATTCACTCCAACATATCCAGATGCGGCCGGTACGTTTGTCGTGAACACATGCCGTAGTTTCTTCTGTGTAGTTATATCTGACGCATCGCGAATCACCATTCCGTTAAGTCCCGTAAGAGTTGAACCGCTTGGTCCTCCAGAACTCATTTATTACCCCCTCATATTTTATCGCCCTGTGTACCAGGACAAATCGAGATACTGTCCGGAGGAAGGTTCCTTGATCAGAGAGGCAGGTGGTGCAGAGGCCGCGTGTACAGATACCTCCGTGGGTGAGAGCGAGCGTGAATAATACGTTACGCCTCCGACCTGTCCATCAAACCCACGCAACTCGGACCCGATCTGAACAGCTTCGTCCACCTGTTTAGGAAGCTGGGTCAGTGTGTGGTGCTGACGCAGAATACCGTTGATATAGATATCCGCGGTATATTGCGTGACCACGACTGCAAAGTGAATCCATTTCTGGGCAGGGATGTTCGAAACCAGAATAGATTCAGACGCACCATATGTGTTCACAACTACCAGAATCGAGTTTGACGTCGAGTCCAGATAAAGACCGGGACAGTCACCGTGTGTGAAGATAAGGCGACGTTTTCCATACCCGTATGTGAAATCATTGACTTCAAACCACCCCTCGAAGCTGAACGTTGCACCTTCAGCCTGGTTAAACGAACGAGGTAGCGAAAGTGTTGACGAATACGGAACCTTTCCACTCTGTGTTGATGTCTGAATCTGGACCGCAGTTGGGTCCATGGGTTTTGAGAAAACATACGCTGCAACTCCTCCTAAGACAACGACTCCAGCAGCTCCCAGGGCAAGAGACTCCATTATCCCTTACTTAGAAACAAACCCCCTTGAACTCAGACGCAATCCTGTGCGTACAGGCTTCGCAGGAACAAGCAATGCTTTCACCCACTCGTCGTAGGTATGGGTTTTCTGATACTCAATCACCCTCGGATCAACTGCAACGTTAATTGTGTACAAGTACTGAACTCGCGTAGAAGGTGTCTCATGTTTCAATATACCCGTCTTTGCGAGATCAATGGTCCACTTTAGATCCTCACCGCGTGTGGCATCCTCAAAGGTAGCAAGTCGTGCAAATTCGGTCAGCATCGGATTGAGGTGATTCGGAGGGCGAACAAACATATTGTCAACATACATCGCCCCAGTCAATGGGTAGCGAATACTATGAACGAAGGTATGGCCGCCCATGTCTCCGCGAATCATCATGACGTCGTGTCCAGATGTGAAACATGTAAGAAAGTCTTCGAAATAAGCATCGGTCACTGAATCATCGTCGTCAATGAAGGCAACGTACTTTCCAGTTGCCCGCTCCAATAGGAGTCGTCGCTTCATCCCTACACTCATCTGGCGGTTGTCTCGCAGTTCGTTGATCTCCAGACGCAGACCTGGGCAGATTCGTGCAAACTGTTCGCGAAGAGATTCAACGAGTTTTGTAAACTGCGGCAGCCGCTCGACAAGGGTGGGAATCAAGATTGACAAATCACATGAATAGACCTTGCGAGAGATGTATGTTCGCAAGTCCTGTTCAAAGTATTTTTGATTTCTCAGGTAGAGAGAATCGGCACCCCCATATCCTAATGCGGGATGGCGATGACGGATGATACACAATGGGTTATACACAGTCTTGCTCTTTTCTACACCCTTGCATAGATCGGTTAACTCTGTATCGCAATAGAAGCTCTTGTATTCTCGGGCATACATGGATCCCAATCGCCGATACATCTCGCGACCGTAGATCGACAGAGTATTGAGTTTGTATCCTTGATATCCATCATTGAACCAGAGAATGCAATCAAGGCTTGGTGCGGACTTGCGAATGATGTCATCGTATCCGTAAATTTCTGGAATCATATCATCAGACACAAGCACGACAAGATCCCATGGATAGTCAACCTTTTCGATATCTGCGTTACATGCCTCGATCTTCGTCTTGTTCTCTCCGTAGTACAGTGCTTTCCAGGCAAACTTGTCTATGACTTGGAAAACCTGTCGTTGAACTACTTCATTTGTCATCGTGGTATCATCTACGTCGCATGAAATGACAATTCCCATTAGATCAGGTCGGGAGGCCATGGTAACATATTTGCTAAGAGTTTCAAGTAATTGTTTGGGTCGAGACCTAGATGGGCATTTCAGTAAGATCTTCATTGTTTCTTAGGAGAAGAGAACCACCCAGAGATATCCGAGCTTGAAAGACCACCGACCTCCTTACCGACACTGTCCTTGACACCGAATACAAACGTGTATCCAAACAGCGAAAGATTAGACAGTCCCGCAGTCGATGACGCGGGCGTTGACATGCTACACGATGTTCCGGCTGCATAGAACGTGGCCGCATTCGCCGGAGACAATGGAGTTGGTGAGCTGTGGATTGAGCACACAGACCCAGAGAAGCCACCGTTCGCACCCACGATGATGTCTCCGATCGCAGGCTTCGGGATACCCGGTAAGACACATGACTTCACGAGGAGACCGTTGATGTAGACATCAAGGTTACGCTGGAAGATGGTCACGGAGACGGAGAACCATGACTGAATCGGAACGTTCTCCACTGAGCAAATAAACGTCTCGCCATTTCCAGTGTCGGTCGTACTCGTGTTTGACCCAGACGAGTAGACGCTCACAGCCACATCAAGCGTGTTATCGGTCGGGTGAAGACTGATCGCGGGACTGACGATTCCAGGGCGTGTAGGATCGACTCGCTTGATGATCGGTTTCGAACTCCCGTACTTGTAGTCCCAGTCTTTGATATACATCCAAAATTGTAGCCCGCTATCGGTTCCTTGAAGCGGTGCATTCGCAGCTGGAATCGTAGAACCGGTCTTGCCATCGATCTGGATATCGCTCGGTGCTGCCTCAGTTGATCCCGATCCCCATGACCACGACCTTCCAATGTAAATGATTGTGATGAGAAGTCCAATCGCGGCCAACGCACCTACAATCGTCATGAACGACGAGCCCTTCGGGGCTGCTGGCGGAGGGGAGAGCATATAAGCAGGCGGAGGAGGTTTTGAGACGAAGCCGCCCATATTTATGCTTTACAAGGGAAAGGTATTCAAAGTAACAATGGAAAAACGAACTTCACTGCCGATACGAAATCAAACACCAATGTTCTGCAATAATTGCGGAGAAAAAGGTCACATGTTCAAATTCTGCCAAGACCCAGTCCTTTCATGCGGAATTGCCTTAGTTGACTGCCCTTCGTTGCCGTCTGATCCCGAGACTGTCAAAGTCTTGATGATCCGACGCAAGGATAGTCTGAGCTTTGCGGAGTTCATGCGTGGAAAGTATGATCCTGCCGACGCAGAGTATCTGGGAGTCTTGTTCACGAACATGACCCTGCAAGAGCAGACGATGGTTGTATGCGAATCGTTTGACACGTTGTGGAAGCAGCTGTGGGGGGACGATCATTCATCGCCAGAGTATCTCCTGTCGAAGGAACGGTTTGCAGCGGTTGATCGCGATCAGTTGATGAGAACCTATATGTCTACGTTCAAGGAACCGGAGTGGGGCTTTCCGAAGGGACGACGTGTTCGGTGCGAGTCTGACGTTGAGTGTGCGATTCGTGAGTTCGGCGAGGAGACGAATATCCCCCGCGAAGCCTATACGATCATGAAAGGTGTGCTGCTCGAAGAGACGTTCACGGGTCTCAACGGAATTCGATACAGACATGTCTACTTTGTGGCGTTGCTGTCAAGCCCCGACCTGGTGAATGTACATCAGAAGATGACCTACATGCAGCGGCGTGAGATTTCTGCGATCGGATGGAAGACGTTTGCCGAATGTCGTGCGTATATTCGCCCCCATCATGTGGAGCGTGAGTCAATGGTCGAGGTGCTTGAAAACATTGTTAAGACGTATGAGGACAAGCTGTGATGCCCAGCATCGTTAGACCGGCTGTCTGTGTCCCGAATGCATAATGGAACAACTCGCCAATGACAATCCAGAAGAGAAAGTGAAGAAACACATTCCCACCAAACTCCCAGGCGGTGTAGACTGCCAACATAAGAGTTAACACCGTGTCTGCAATCGCGAACCCCATAAACCGATAGGAATGTGCACCTGTCCCCGGTTCCCCGAAGATGTTTTTGTATGGACAACTCATTGTATTAAGTAAACCTAAAACGTGCGAAGTAAACCGTGAGGCAGTATGCAACCACGCTCAATACAAAGACCCACCACCACACCGGGAACACGGTGGCTTCGCGATCCTCAGTTCCGAACGGACGGATCCGCCCTTCACGCCCAAAGGCGACGGACGGTTTCACATAGAGGAAAGCAGCCATCAAAAACAGATAGATGGACACCATCCAGATACGATGATTTTTGCGTGTGAGTGGCTCCATTACTTACGGTAGCGACGAGTTTTGCGGGAACGGGACTTACGAGTCTTACGACGTCCTGCGAACAGACCGTGTGGTAACACAAGCTTCTTACTCTCTACCAGGGCAGCAAGAGTGAAGAAGCTATCACCGGACTCATTGACATCCTTTCCAGTAATTGTCCAGTTGCTACCCGTCACTGTCAACGTTGCCGGAATGCCATTGAACGTCACCTCCTTTGTCTCAGACATCTTGTTATCCTCCACGATAATTTCAACGCAGCACAAGATAATGAGCTTCGTCCTCCCGAACCGAAAGGCGTTCGCGGACTACATTACTCGCATCTTTTTGAAATACCGCAAGGAAGACCGCGACCCCCTCGATGATGAAGACAAGGATGTTGATCTCTGTGCGAAGCAGTCGAATGCACGCGAGATGTTTCCCTATCAGAAGCTGATTCGGGATTACTTGATGATTGAGACACCGTACCGTGGCATCCTGTTGTATCACGGGCTAGGATCGGGTAAGACGTGTACATCCATTGCGGTGGCTGAGTCACTGATGAGCTATAAGAAGGTGTGGGTCCTGACACCTGCGTCCTTGCAGCAGAACTACCGGTCCGAGCTTCGTAAGTGCGGAGATCCTATTTTTTCGTTCGAGCAGCACTGGCGAGAGCGAACATTGAACGATCAGTCGAGGGCAGACGCAAAGGCCCTCTCGATCTCCGAGGGATTCCTTGACCGAACAGGCAAGTTCTTCGTGACGATTCCCGGCGAGACTCCGAACTACAAGGATCTGCCAAAGACGGCACAGGATATCATCAAGGCACAGATCGAGGACATCATCGGACAACGCTTCAATTTTATCAACTACAACGGTCTGTCCAGCAAGAACATTGACAAGTATGTTCCCGAAGGCGAGAACCCCTTCGACAACTGTGTAGTCATCATTGATGAGGTCCACAACTTGATTTCTCGCATCGTCAACTCGTCTGACATTGCACGTCGTCTCTACGACGCAATCTATACCGCAGTCGACTGTAAGATCGTCGGACTCTCTGGAACTCCGGTGATCAACCGTCCTAATGAGATCGCCTACCTGATGAACCTCCTGCGTGGACCGATTCAGCAGATCACGATTCCCTTCGCAAAGGCTACGGCGTGGGATGAGGAGAAGATGAAGACTGCCTTCAAAGCCCTTCCAGATGTGGATACGATCGAGTTCAACGCGGTGAAGAAGTATGCAATGATCACACGCAATCCTCCACACTTCCGGTCGATCTATAACGAGGCGGGTGATCGGGTAGCCGTTCAGTACAAGAAGGATCTTCCGTTCATCTCAGTTCCGTTAGACTGGGTGACGTCGTGGGCAACTAAGTTCCAGGCGGATGTGGGTTCAGAGATTGCAGTTGATCGCGTGACAGCAGAGAACCTCGAATGTCTTCCCACGAAGTTCGAAGAGTTTTCGAATCTGTTCCTCGATGGTCTGAATATGAAGAACGCACTGCTGTTCTCTCGCCGCATTCAGGGTCTTGTGTCCTACTTCAAGGGTGCAGACGAGCGACTGATTCCCAGGCGTGTGGAGGATGACAAGATGCTTGAAAAGGTTGTGATGAGTCCAGAGCAGTTTGTCCAGTATCTTGATGTCCGTTTCCAGGAGATCAAGATGGATGCGAAGAAGTCCCTCAGTATGAATGACGACGGTGGTACATACCGTGTGATCTCTCGTCTAGCCTGCAACTTCGCTGTGCCTCCCGAGTTGAAGGTTCTGACAAAGAAGGTGGAGAAGGAGTTCAACGATATTGTGAAGGAGACGGATGTTCCAGATAAGCCGGAGATCCTCGCTGCCCTGAAAGCACAGTCTGGAAAGTATCTGACAGCAAAAGCCCTTGAACAATACAGTCCTAAGCTGTTGAAGCTGCTAACAAACCTCGAAGAAACTCGCAAGTCGAAGGCTGAGTGGCCTAATCAGTTCATCTACTCACAGTATCGTCAGCTGGAAGGACTCGGAGTCTTTGCTGCGATTCTCGATGCTAACGGGTGGCAGCAATACAAGATCACGAACAAGAACGGTCAATGGCAGGAAGATGAGATGGATGACAAGCCATCCTACGCTTTCTTTACAGGCGAAGAGAAGGAGGATCAGCGTGAGATGATGCGACAGATTCTGAACAATCGCTTCGAGAACAGCTTTCCTCCCAGCTTGAAGACGAGCATCGAAAAGCGTGGAAAGAAGTTGCTTTGCCTGCTCATGGCTTCGTCATCGGGTGCAGAAGGTATTACCTTAGCGAATGTTCGTCACGTTCACATCATGGAACCGCACTGGACCCCAGCCCGACACGATCAGGTCATTGGTCGTGCGATCCGTATCTGCTCCCACGCCACGCTTCCACTTGAAGAACGAACTGTCCGTGTCAGCTTCTACTTATCAGTGATTTCGCCCGCACAGTCAAAGGGTGCAGAAGGTCCGAACATCGCAGCTGTCCGCAAGTCCGACGTTGAATTGAAAAGGTATGAAGGCGATCCGCCTGTGGAAACGTTCATGTCCACAGATGAATACCTGTATGAGAAGGTGTATGAGAAAGATAAGGTCAATAAGCGTATTTCAGTGTTGCTGAAACAGTCGGCGGTTGACTGCGAAGTTCATCGCAAGTTGCACTCTCGCGAGAAGCCACAGATCTCGTGCATGAGATTCGATACGACTGCAACAGGCGAGGATCTGGCATTCAAGCCATCAATCAAGTCAGAAGAGCTTGATGAGACGTATCTTCGCAACATGACCCGCAAGAAGCGACGCCTTCAAAAAATGAAGATCAAGGGAATTGTCTATTTGATGGATCCCGATTCAAAGGAAATCTTCGACGGCCAGGCATTCGAAGATAACAACCGGTTATTGCGTATCGGAACTAAGATCTCTGAGACGCAGATTAAGTACTGGCTTTGAGATCAGCCAGCCAGTCGGCACACACATCGGCCCAGGACTTGAAGACGATCGACTCCTTCGCAGTTCGCATCGCACCGAGGTTCGTGATCACCTTGTCCATCGCGGCTGCAACATCATCTGCATAGAACGTCGGTGATGAGAGACCGAGCGGCATGCCAGCCGCATGGTAGTAGACATCACGCTTCGGGATAAACTGGGCAACCGTCTTGGGAAGGAAGTTGCTGTACGCACCCACATCCGTAACAACCTGAGGGGCACCCGTATACAGGTGCTCAAGCTGACACAGGCCGAATCCCTCGCCATCCGAGGTGTTCACACCGACGTCACTCATATTGTAGATCTGATTGATTGCCTCGTCCGTAAGAGGAGTTGTCGACGTATCAATGATCGCTAGACGCTTTCCGTAGACAGTCGGGTCCAGATTGTTCTGGAGAAGCTGATCGTAGAAGATACGCTGGACATCGTAGTAGTTACCCTTCTGCGGATCAATGCCCGTGACCATGAGCAGGTAGAGCGGCTTCTCCTCGTACTTTGCGAGAATACGAACGAATCCCATAATTGTCAGGTCCTGACGCTTACGCTGACTGTTGCGATTGGCATTGAGCATAACGAGGGCATCCGTGGGAAGACCGATGTTCTTACGCAGCTGTACACGAGTCTGCTGAGGGAGGCTCGAAAAGACCGTAGGATCCACTGCATGCTCGATGAGCTTCGGAGTCACCGTCACATTGGGATACTCCGTGAACGTCTTCGCCCACGAGTCCGTGAAGCAGTAGACACGATCGGCCGCCTTATTGATCTCGTCGATCAGCTGCGGGGCGATGCCAGTGTAGACCTGATCAATGTAGAGCCACAGCTTGTAAGGAGAGACACCCTTCTCATACTTCATCGACTTGATGAAGCGGGCGATGATCATCGGGTCGTTGTAGATCATCACCACATCAGGGCCAACCATCTCGAGATACTCGTGAATCTTGTTGAAGCCGAACCCCTCCTCCTTGGGGTCCTCTGCGGCTGCAGCATCATATGCGACAACTCCCTCCGGAACCTTGCGAAGGCTCTTGCGGTCCGCATGACGCTGAAACCCGAAATGAAACGTCTTCACCTTCGGGGCGAGCGTTGCGACCTGCGTAAGAAGATTAGAAACCACCTTAGAATATCCCGTCATCTGATCCACATGAGTGCTAACGAGTACGAACCTCATTTGACTTGTTTCTCTTGCTTCTCTATAAATAGGATGCAGGTCAATTCTGCCCAGGACTATTTAACCGCACAGAAGCGTCGTATCGTCGCTGCAACGTTCACACAGGACCCTCCGCCTCTGGGTCGTCGCTATAATTATGTCGTGACCTCAGTTCTCGCAAACAAGGCGTCGCGATATGAGAGGACACCCTACCCCCAGACACTCAGTCTCGCTTCTGGCTCTACTCCTGGGTTAGCGTACACAACTGCAGGCGTTCGTCCTACTATTAACAACTGCTGCATAGTCGCACAGGGGGCGACCCCGTTGGGTGGTTCATTGGTCTAAACATTCAACGTGCGTAGATACAAATGCCTGGCGGCTTGATACAGCTTGCACAAGTAGGGGCACAAAATCAGCCCATCAACGGCAATCCGTCGATGACTCATTTCAGGGCAGTGTATCGTCGACACACGAACTTTGCCATGGAATCGATTCGGATGGCGTTTTCGTCCACGAATCTAGACTTTTCATTTACATCGACTAGGACACTCTCGTGTCGCATCGACCGGTACGCCCAGCTTCTTCACGATACGTATTTAGTGTTGACACTTCCCGACATCTACTCGCCCATGGTTTCGCTGGGAACGAATACCCCACCTAGCGGATATGATGGCCGTTGTACCGCGATGGGGTACGAGTTCCAGTGGATCAAGAACATTGGATACAATCTGATTGACCATGTTGATCTTGTGGCGAACGGTGTCGTGATCCAGACCCTTCCCGGAGAGTGGCTCAAGTTTTACTCTTATTACACCCATGACGCAGCGAAGAGGAAGGTTGTCGATCAAATGGTTGGAAACGATCCCGCATTGTACGATCCCGCGAACGCATATGACCGGGAGAACCAGTATCCTCATTCGGTGACTCCTAAATCAGTGCCATCTACGATGCCGTACACAACCACTCCAGAACCCTCGATCCGGTCTCGTCAACTGGTAGTTCCTCTCCATTTCTGGTTCTCCGAGAATCCGGGACTGGCGTTGCCTCTGGTATCGATGCAGAACTCTGAAGTGTATATCAACGTCGTTCTTCGCCCGTTGAATCAGTTGTACACAGTGATTGACGTAAACCCTGCGAATGTTGTTATTTCGATTAGCAGTGTGGTGTCAGCCGGTTCATATGTAACTATCACGACTCCTACCCTACATAACTTCAGCGTAGGTACAACAGTGACACTCCAGGGATTGACAGGTACCGCAGTCTTTCTGAACGGGACCTATTCGATTGCAACCGTTTCCTCTACGAAATCCTTCACCATTCTATCAACGACTGCTGTCGCGGCAAACGATCAGACAAATCAGCCGACTGCAACTGTGGGTGGTTCGACAAACCCAACCTATGGTCAGCGTATTCAGCCGACTGGATCGTTTCCAATCGGCCTGTTCTTAACGCCTCCGACTACAGCAGGTGTTTCAAGTAACCCGACCGTTACGTCGTTCTATCCTGATCCGTATCTAGAGGGAAACTTCATATACTTAACCGACGCAGAGATGAACCAACTCGCTGCAGCGGATCAGACGTTCCTTCTGAAACAGATCCGTTATGTGTCGGCCGAAGGTCAGTATGGTGCGAACTCAGACATCGAGATTCCATTCCACAATATGATCACTCGCGTTGTCTTCTCTGCCAGGCGGTCTGACAAGGTTCTGATCAACGACTGGGACAATTACACGAACTGGGATAACACGAAACGTGCACCGTTTTCGGCAATCACGAACTCGGTCGGAGATCTTCTTTACTCGTCTGGTCAAAATCAGATCTCGTCGGTCTACCCTCGCGATGCCCTTGTCAACGGTAACCTATTGTTTGATGGTAACGAGCGATTCACAACAAAGCCAACCTCCTATTTCTCTCTGATTCAGGCATACAAGCACACGACTGGACAGGCACCGTCTGATCTCCCGGGCGTGTACATGTATTCATTCGCACTGAACAATGACCAGTATCAACCAAGTGGTGCAGTCAATGGGGCTGGCTTCAATAAGGTCGCCTTACGAGTCACGCTTCAGCAGCCTCTTCCTACGGCAGTCGGGGCTTCTTCGCAACAGGTCGTATGTATTCTTAAGTCGACTGCATTCAGTCAGAATCCAGTTGTCATTCCTGCCGGTAATCAGAGTCTCTACACACCCGATCAGTTATTGACAGTTGTTCAGACGATTGCGAATAACAATATCATCTTCTCCTACACCTACAACGTGGGAGTCTACGTCGAGTCGATTAATTACCTCCGCATCGTGAGTGGACTGGCGAATCTCGTGTTTGCTTCATAATAATGGGTGACACTACGATCGTAAGTGCCGTATATGTGGTAGGCACACAATCGATTGATGTTGCCGACATCATTGAGGAGATTCGTTCGAAGAACTATGGTGAGATCAATCTACCCATCACGAAACTCGACGCTGATTTGCGGAAGGATAACCGTATTGCGTTAGCCGCAAATGATCCGACGCTTGCGTTGACACCTCCGCGACTCACGGTGGATTACACCGATGAGCGAGGTGCATGGCATACCATTAGTGCAACTCTGACAGAGACCCTTAAGATTGGACAGCGGTCAACGTTCGGAACTCTCATTCAGAAGCCGTTTGATGCCTTGTGGCAGGTTGCGATGACTGTCGGAAAGGGTCAGATGATCTTTGTGATCGCAATGGGATACGCATTGGTCGTGTTGTGGACCTACAAGCAATGGGAATATATGCAAGAGCCGTTCAAACCAATGGTTGGATCTGTCGGAAACCCTGGAATCATGGGCGAAAACTATGCCGAGAAATTCGGTCCTCTTGGAAAATGGATTGCACTGGCCATCTTCACTATTTTTGTCGGAGGCGAGTTCTTGTCTGAAAAGATTGCGAAGTTCTTCAAACCAACTCAGCCATGGGGATACTCGTGGGTCACGAAGCTCTTTCCCACGATCATCTCCGCATTCGCACCTATCTATGGGTTCGTGACACAGTTCATACTCTGGGTCATGATTGTTAAAAATATACCCAAATAAACAATGATCGAACCCCAGTGGCTTATCGTCGGAGTTCTGACTGGGCTAATACTCGGAACGGTGTTTATCCCACCAACTCGAAAGAGCATGGGAGTGCCTCGACCGGGGGACTCGGAGACATTCTTCACAGAAACAGGATGTGTTCGATTTGAAGCCGTTGAGGTGCCGTGTACAGCCGAGCCCGACTCACTGAATCTCCTCGCTGCCCATAAGTAATGAAGGTGCCGATCACCAATGTTCTTCACCGTGGTGCACCGTTTTTCTCCTTCATCATTGGACTGGGGATTGCAGTGTTATTGTTTCACCGTGACTACGGTGTGATGAAGACTCTGGCGATTCCGATTAAGGAGGCAACTGAACGAGTCATCAAGGTTGATGGAAAGTGCTATCGCTACCGCGTGGAAGATGCTCAATGCGAAATCCCGTCTTCTTCATAAACAATGGAAGGTGCTACTTCTCTCGATTCCCTTCTTCCCAGTCCGCAGGGTCCTCAGTCTGCCCCTCCTGTTTATCCCGAGTCGAGCAGTCCCCAGCCTTCGACCACGGGATTTGTTCCGACGTTTAAGCCGTCTCTCCCGCAGATGACGTTCATGTTCCGCAATCTTCAGCTGTATTTCTCCTTCTTTGTGGCGACAGTCGTGTTGTCACTTGCTACGCCTCGCAACCTGCTCCTTCAGTATATCCCGTCTGCATACACTGCGAACGGCGTCGTGAGCTACCAGGGTGCAGCGGTGATCGGCGGTGCCTCGGTGGTTCTTGCCCACTTTGTCAACATCGTTATTTCAAGCTTTCTCGGATAAGTGTGAAAAGAACAATGCAGTGCCAGCCTGCGTGGGTGTATCCACGCATCCTTCTAGGTGCTGGGAATCAACTGACTCCTATTTTTACAGCGAAGTATAACATTACCCACGTGGTCAATTGTGCATTTGCAGGAGATTGTCCAGAGTGGTGGAGAAAGGGCCATCCAGGGAACTATGCTGAACTCCATGCGATCGATAGCATGGCAGTGAAGATTCTTGATTGGTATCCCGAGTTCGAGAACTGGATGAGGTTGTTCCTTCGGTCAACGAATGGGACAGTCTTCGTTCACTGTAAGGCAGGCGTGAATCGGTCAGCGTATCTGGTTCTGACCTTTGTGTCGAAGAACTTCGGAATTGACTTCCGTCGTCTATTAGCTGCGGTTCGTCGTCAACGACCTATTATATGTGACAATTCTGCTTTCATGAGACAAGTAGAAGACGAACTATATGGACGTGTTCAGAGTGAGGAAAATAAGGGACACGGGATCAACCTCAATGGGAACTCTTGACTCTGTCCACCAGGACATTATAACCGGATTGCGAGATGTGAAGTCTCGAACATCTGAGCTTGAAACAGAAGCAGCTGAGTTGCGAACTCGTATTGAAGCCTTGAAGTCTTCAAACGAGATTGTTGACGTTGTTACCTGCTCGAACTGGGAGACACGTCTTCGCGATATCGAACGCGAAGTCGCCCAGACGAATCCGTTGGAAGACTATTACATGAAAAACATGGACATCCTGATGGATTATTACAAACGTCCGGATGCCGTGGCTCAGCCCACACAGAATCCAAAGGATACGACGTTCATGAAGTTCTTTACCGCTGCTTCCCCCTCCGATGGAGTGTCTAAGAAGCAGATGTTTGATGAGTACGTCACTCGCATGAGGTTGTCAACCGTTCCCGAGGTGACGCAGCAGATGACGGAACACTGTAACGCATGCAACGTTGCCCGCGAAGAGATCAGTTCGGAGGGAATCCTTGTCTGCCCGCGATGTGGGTCCGAAGAGTATTCGCTGGTGGTGTCCGACTTCCCTTCGTTCCGCGATCCGCCGAAGGAGCGTAACAATTACGCCTACAAGAAGATCAACCACCTCAATGAGATCCTGAATCAGTTTCAGGCGAAGGAGTCGACCATGATTCCCGAGGAGGTGATGAACGAGGTTGTGCTTGAAATCCGCAAGCGTCGAATCAACAATATTGCCGATCTGACGGAGAAGGAGATTCGTGAGATTTTGAAGAAGCTGGGACGGTCCAAGTATTACGAGCATGCAGCCCATATTCTGTCGCGGTTGAATGGCAATCCACCTCCGACAATCACGCCGGAGATAGAGGAGAAGATCCGTGCGATGTTTCAGGAGATCCAGGCACCGTTTCTGCTGTATTGCCCAAACGACCGCACGAACTTCCTGTCGTATTCGTATATCCTTTATAAATTTATGGAACTTCTCGATCTGGATCAATATTTACCATATTTTCCCCTACTGAAATCACGTGATCGGTTGATCGCCCATGATCAAATTTGGTCTAAGATTTGTGAGTACTTGCACTGGCAATTCATCCGTTCTGTTTAGTTCACGAAGTGCTGCGTCTCGCACATTCGTCGCATCTTCAAGTGTAGTATGCCAGCCATAATGACGCATCTGCTTATTAACTCTGAACTTGACCTCATATATGCTACGGAGTTTTACCCAGTAGATTCCATATTGCTCGCGGTCATGTTTTCGCGTTTCGTAGACCATTGTAGATTCTCTACGCGATTATCTCTTCTATCTCTGTTTATGTGATCAACCTCTGGCTTTTGTTCCGGGTTCGGAATGAATGCAAATGCGACGATCCGATGAACCTTCGTTAGAATCTGACTTCCATTCTTGCACAAGTTTACCGCAAGGTAACCGCCACCATCAGCACCTGGACTCAGAATCTTACGTGGTCCACGTACTCGTCCCATGTTCGAAACAGTATACAACCCCTCGTATCCAACCACGTCTTTCCACACTTCCATGATAGGGACAATTGATGTTATACATGATTCGTTTTCAAAACTCGTCGCCGTCATAAGTAATGGCAGTCCCCGAACAATGTAAGGATGTTGAAAAGAAGTTTCAAGATGAAGTTAAGACATTTCCTGACCTACCCGCCAATATACAGATGAATGATAACAGGCGCTGGAATTATTTCAAGGAGCAGATGGTCATCGGTATAGGAAGAGGCGGTGCTCACGAAGCCCACATTAGAGAGTGGAAGAGGTGGACGCACGTTACCGACCTATATATGTACTACAATGTTTATCCAGAAATAATGAAATATCTTTGGCGATATACTAATTGCAAAGAAACTGATCCGTTTACGGAAGTGATTAAGCAATACGCTTTGAGAGTTAACAATGCGCATAACGCGGTGATTAATTGTATCCGGGTAAAGGCGGTCAATGCTGTTCCTGGCAAGGCAGCACCGGCCGCCGCGCCCCCGCCACCCCCGCCACCCCCGCCCCCGGTCCGGCCCCCGCCGCCACCGCCGCCAGCGCCCGCTCCGTCCGCGCCGCCCGCGCCACCCCCAGTGGCTGTTCCTGGCAAGGACAAACGCGTCGAGTACCCAGCTGGAACTGGTTTTCGTGCAGCGATGGCGTTGCGGAGGGGAGGACGCACCCGCAAGACCAAGCGTCGTGCGAGGAAAACTCGTCGCCATAAGTAATGGTGACAGTTCCCTTCTCTGAGCTAAAAGTCGGAAGTACCTATGTACTTCCAGCACCTTCTGACGTTGATCGATTCACGATGGGAACAAACTCTCAGGTGTGGATTAATCAGCGAACTAACTTATTGAAATGTGTTGGACATCCTATGAAAGTTGACAGTAGAAATAGAGATGATATGATCACCATCTCTATTAGAGGCAGAGGTGTGTATGGAATGCACACTTATGAGGCATTCTTTCCAGAAGGCCAACGTTTCAAACCTTTTGTTAAGGGTGTAGATATCATTCCGCAAGATCCACCTCCAGTCCGGCCTCCACTCCCAGATCCATCTGCAGACCCGTGGGATGAATTCTATCCGAAGGAATATTACGGCTATGAAGAAGATGAGTCGAATAAGACAGTCGAACACAGACTCATGCGAGCACGCGTCGACTGGATGCAGAAAGAGTACGGTCGTCCAGGATTTCGTCCAAAGATTGCCGATGTCTTTTCAAGTGACGATCTAGCTGCACAGACTCAGTTTTTTACATCGTTTACCCCTGACGAGAAAAACATGATTAATGAGTATCTCTATGACTCGTATAAATATACAACGCCTTCCGTGGCATGGTTTCTTTTTCCGAGCGGACCAGAACCGCCGCCAGATGAAGACGATCCACTAGAAGACGACAAGAAGAGTGTCTATAAGAACCTACTTTTTAGAGCACCCAAGTTAACACGAGAGATTGAAGTATTTCGTGGACTGCGGATGGGGGAAAGGGACATTGAATCTCTGAAAAAGGGCACCGTGCCGATTTCTGTATCGTACGATAAATACACGGCACGTGACTACAATGCAGCTGGAAAGGGACAGTGTTGTCTACTAAGAGTCATTGTGAAACCGGGAGTTCGGCTCATTGCAATTGACTTCTTCAAATTTCCAACAAATCCAGAGAAAATAGGCAAGGAATTCAACGGCAGTGATTGCGAAATCCTCATCTGTCCTCCCTACAATGTTCAGGTTGAGGATATCGGAGGACCTACGACCGGACTCAAGCGTGTCACAATCACACCGAAGCTCAGTGGAGGGAGACGTCGGACCCGCAAACACAAGCGTCGTGCGAGGAAAACTCGTCGCCGTCATAAAAAAACTATGTAAAGTAAAAATGCCGCGCGCGTATGTTTTTCTTTACGAAGATGGTACACAGCGATCGTTCGCAGATCTCAGTGGGGAAGAGGAGGACTCAATCGACATTGTGTTGAGCCACTACGGGAAATTGAATACGGATCCAGAACCCGGAACAGAAGTAAAGTATGCAGTGATTGAAGGCGAAGGAATTCCGCTCAACAAGAGAATTGAGATTCATCCCGTAAGCAGTGGTTCGGATAAATGGGGACGCGTTGAGGTGGAGTTTCGCAACACCACTGGTGGTCGCCGCAAGAAGACACGTGGGAAGTCCAAGCGTCGGGTCCGTAAAACTCGTCGCCATCGGAAAGTTAGGTATATATAAACAGCATGTCGCGAATTCAGGTTGCGGGACGAAAGGTTGAACTTTCGGGGTTGCATGGTGTCTGGCTGGGAG